AAGCCAACCCTCAAGTACTCTCCTATACTATCTGTAAGCAGTATCCTATTCGCTCCATCTGGGTCATTTTGAATCTGCCAAGGCATTATCTGAGCTGCACTTGTTACGGTGCAGAATAATAAAGCTACTAATATTATTGTTTTATTCATATTTGTTATTTGTTTTTAAATTCCACCATCATCTGTAAATGTCCATCCGTTAGCTAGTAATGCCGTTCTAGCTGCCCCACTTACTCCTGTAGTGTATGTAGATGGGATATCTCCTATCGCTCTACCAGTTAGTGAGTGTGTTATTCTCTCGTCGTTTAATCTAATTAAGAATTTGTCGTAGTTGGCGGTTGATATTCCAGATAAAAGAAACATAGAAGAATAAGTAGTTACTGACTCAAAATCCCAAAGACTAGTATCAGGACTTGCTAGAGTTGCTTCCCTAAACATAGATGACATATTAATAACACTACTAGTATCCCAACCACTTGTATCTGGTGTTGCTGCTATTGCATTATAAAACATCTGAGTCATATTAAGAACTAAACTTGTATTCCAATCGCTAGTATCTGGATTTGCTAATACTGCAGAATAAAACATATATGACATATCAATAACTTTACTAGTATTCCAAGCGTCACCACCGCCATTTGCAGTACCAACTGAATAAGTAGTAGTTGGTGTTGCTAATACTGCATTATAAAACATCTGAGTCATAGTAGTAACATTACTAGTATCCCACCCACTAGTATCTGGGTTAGCTAGGTCGCAATCTCTGAACATATACGCCATAGTAATAACACTACTTGTATCCCATCCACTTGTATCTGGTGTTGCTGCACTTGCGCCTTGGAACATAGCACTCATATTAGTAACATTACTTGTATTCCAACCACTTGTGTCTGGTGTTGCTATAGTCGCAAAACTAAACATACCATACATATCAGTAACAAGACTAGTATCCCAAGCGTCACCACCGCCATTTGCAGTACCAACTGAATAAGTAGTAGTTGGTGTTGCTAATACTGCAGAATAAAACATAGATGACATATTAATAACTTTACTAGTATCCCAACCACTTGTATCTGGTGTTGCTGCTATTGCACTAAGAAACATCTTAGACATATTAGTAACTAGGCTAGTATCCCAACCACTTACGTCTGGATTTGCTAGAGTCGCATTTGCAAACATATATGTCATATTGGTTACATTACTAGTGTCCCAATTAGTTGTATCAGGGTTAGCTGCTGAAGCCTTCCAGAACATATATGACATATTAGTAACTAGACTAGTATCCCACCCGCTTGTATCTGGATTTGCTACGTCTGCATCCCTAAACATATTATTCATAGTAGTAACTTTACTAGTATTCCATCCACTTGTATCTGGTGTTGCTAATTCTGCATTATAAAACATACCATACATATCAGTAACAAGACTAGTATCCCATCCACTAGTATCTGGATTTGCTACGACTGCAGCCCTAAACATATTATTCATATTAGTAACATTACTTGTATCCCAGCCACTTGTATCTGGTGTTGCTGATGGAGCATCTTCAAACATACGACTCATATTAGTAACGTTAGATGTATCAAGTAAACTCACATCTGGGTTACCAGTTTGGTCTGCAAAACAATAGCTTAAGTTAGTAGTAGTACTCTCTAAATTCTCAGCAACAGAAATTAATGAACTGCAATATCTAAATGATGCAGATGTAGCACCAGTAATACCCCAATTTAATATTTTGGTCAAGTATTGCTTCTGCGGAGTAGTAGCTGTTCCCCAAGCTAGACTAGTAGCTGTTCCATAATATTTAATTACATAAGTGCCAGCGTTAGCGAAGGTATGCGATGCGTTTCCAGCTACTCCGATAATATCTGCTGTGCCATCATCGAATACTAACTTACCACTTGCATCTGATGACTGGATAGGTAAAAATACTTCCTCTGATGGTAATGTAGTAGTAAACTCCATTACGAATCCAGTTTCTGCACCATCATCAGTAAATGTCCATCCGTTAGCTAGTAGCGCAGTTCTCGCTGCTCCACTTACACTATCATTATATGTGGATGGTATGTCTCCTATTGCTCTACCAGTCAATGAGTGTGTTATTCTTTCATCGTTTAATCTTATTAGGAACTTATCATAGTTGGCGGTGGATATTCCAGATAAAAGAAATATAGAAGAATAAGTAGTTACTAACTCAAAATTCCACCCACTTGTATCAGGACTTGCCGCCACCGCACCAAAAAACAGATTACCCATATTTACTACCTTACTAGTGTCCCAATTAGTTGTGTTAGGGTTTGCTACATCCGCTCCAGAAAACATAGAACTCATAGTAGTAACTATACTTGTATTCCATCCACTTGTGTCAGGGGTTGCTAAACTTGCAGAATAGAACATAAAATCCAACCTAGTAACTAGACTTATATCCCATCCACTAGTATCAGGATTTGCTACTGAAGCTTGGAAAAACATAGCACTTAAATTAATAACTTTACTTGTATTCCATCCGCTTGTATCAGGGGTTGCTACTGTTGCTCCACGGAACATATTACTCATATCAGTAACCTTACTTGTATCCCAAGCGTCACCACCGCCATTTGCAGTACCAACTGAATAAGTAGTAGTTGGTGTTGCTGAACTTGCAGCATAAAACATACTATTCATATTCGTTACTAAACTGGTATTCCACTTACTAACATCAGGGTCTGCTAAAGTAGCACCTCTAAACATATTACGCATATCAGTAACCTTGCTAGTATTCCAACCACTAGTGTCAGGTGTTGCCGTTGTATTATTGTAGAACATGTCATCCATTCTAGTTACATTACTAGTATCCCATCCACTAACATCAGGATTTGCTGATATTGCACTCTGAAACATACTACGCATAGATGTAACCTTACTAGTATCCCAATTGGTTGTGTTAGGGTTTGCTGATGGTGCTTCACGGAAAACCCATGTCATATTGGTTACATTACTAGTGTCCCAATTAGTTGTATCAGGGTTAGCTGCTGAAGCCTTCCAGAACATATTTGACATATTAGTTAAACTACTTGTATTCCATGAACTTGTATCAGGGTTTGCTACTGTTGTAAAGTAGAACATACTAACCATCTTAGTAACATTACTTGTATCTAATTCACTTAAATCAGGATTAGAATCTGAAGCATAGAATAAAAAACTTAAATCAGTAAGTGAACTAGGTAAGTTAGGGTCTATTGTAGTAATATTGTCTGCAGATCCGAAGCTAGCTGCACTTGCTCCAGTATCCCCCCAAGATAAAACACCCGTAAAGTAGTCTTTGTATGGTTGTGGATTAAATTTATCTAAGAACTCAAAAACCGTTGCAGTTCCATAGTACTTGATTACATAAGTACCCGCATTAGCGAATGTGTGTGTAGCATTATCAGCCACTCCGATTATATCAGCCGTTCCATCATCGAATACTAACTTACCATTTGCATCTGATGACTGGATAGGTAAGTATACAGTCTGCGATGCTGCAGTTGTTGTAAACTCCATTTGAAATGAAGTATCTACTGGTGGACCAAATCTATGTGAATTAATTAAGTGCATTAGTAATTCTCATTTACGTAATCAATTACTTTGTCATTCGCCCAGTTAAAAATAGTTAATAACTTAGCATTAGTAGGTGGAGTTAATTGTCCTAACTTAACCTTACTAATCTGCCATAGACCCTTATAAAGTGGCTCTAAACTATCATATATAAACTCTGAGACTAGCTTCGCTTGTGCATTAGTTATAGTTCCATTACTTCTTAACCTTATGACTTTAGCGAAGAATCTATCAAAAAGCAATACACCATCTTCCTTATACTTAGCTAATGAAAATGATGCCTCGTCCTCATCCTCTGTCTTTTGGATATAATCTTGTTGCTCTTGTGGAGACATTAGCACCGCACTAGTACTCACCTCATAAGTATTAAGATGTGTATATTCCAGATGTGGAGTATCTGTAATAGTATACAACTGCACCAACTTATGTGTAGTAGGATCGAAAATTGGATTAGGTAAGTTCACTACTAGTAGCCATTCCAAATCAGCATCTAAACCCTCTATTGGATTCATTTTACGATTAGGATATTGCCCTTTTTTTATAACCTCTTGTGTCGATTTTCTTATTAATACTGCTTTCATATTATGCTCTTGTGCCTATTAAATAAATTTTGATCCCAGTTCCAGCCGTAGTAGATCCAATCTGATCTATATCCACAGTTATCTCTCCATCATCTGTTAGTGCCGTAGTGGTTATGTTAGCAGCAGTAGCCGCAGTTGTACTTGTTTTCTCACCATCATCTATAGATAGCAAGTTGGTTGTAAAAATAGATGTACCTCCAAGATTTACATCTAGTATGATTGTGCTGCCTACTGGTGCGGTTGTAGCACTCGCTCTAATACTTGTAAGTGTCATAGCATAAGGCATTCTTAATGTAACCTTTGCTGCTCCAGTTGTTATATCTGCAATCTCACCACCTACTGCGAATGAATATACAATAGGCATACCTATTATTTCTCCAGACACTTTTATATCACCTACTACATCTAACTTAGCTGCTGGTGTATTATTACCTATCCCAACATCTCCAGTATTAGATATAAACATTCTATCTGCAGCTGCTCCATGGTCTCGTATTTTAAAACCTGCGTTTCCCCCAGTACACTTAAACTTCCAATTGCCACCACCAGCTTCAATCATTTCAAATTCAGCACCACCTACTACATTAGTATTTTCTGTTATAATTTTTGCTGGCGATCCTTCTCCGTCTATTTTTAGATGGATACCACTTAATGGATCAGTTGTACCTACACCTACATTTCCATCTAAGTATACTGCATCTAATGGGTCTGTACCATCTACAAATTTACCATCAGCAGATTTTGCAGTATTTGCCGTCACGGAAGCATTGTTAGAAACTTCTGTATCAAAGTCTGTCACATCTGCTGCAACATGAGTATGTGCTGTTGGGGTTCTAGCATCGCTTAATCTAGAATCGGTTGTATCTATTAAAGTTGCATCTGTTACTATAGCATTAAGCTCTGCCAATGTATCTATATCAGCAGGTTTTAATTCTGTAGTAACTCCTATTTTAGCTGTGTTCAAATCTACTTCTGCTTGTATGGTAGTATCCTCGTAAGTAAAAGGTTGTATATAATTTTCGCCATCTGTAAATTGATAAGCAATTGCAGTTGAAGAAGCTAAATCATCATCAACGGAAACTTGAAATGTTGCCCCAAAACCCCCAATACTTGCTGCACCGTCTCCTTGTACACCTATACAATAGTCTTCATTTGTATTTAATGTAAGTGTTATGGAGATAAGAGATGAATTGGTAGCTCCAATAGTCAATTCAGGAGACGTATCATCTATAAAAAAGTATGGTATATCTTTTATATCATTCCATCCTGCTGGTATAAGCGCCCTGTTTACAAATTGAGATGAAGGTGCAGATATGAGCATTGAGAATGTAACTTGCTCATCTACTTCAGATCTAATATTGATTCTAACCCCACACTTTACAGCATCTACTTCATTTGGGGTAATATACTGCCAATATGGTATTTTAGTTAATATAGGATTTCTAGAGTTTGTAGGTCTAAATATTGTACCATCCCAATACTCTAAAAACTTAGTATCGTTGTTGTATATAAGTTTACCATGATCAGTTGATACATCTGTAAGTAGTGCTGCATCTCTTTGTGCTTCAGTTAAAATTGGTGCTTTAACTAGTGTATTAAAAGGAACAGGTGCTGTTATCGCACTAAACTTATTAGCATTACCTCTAGTTTCTATTAAAGTTCTACTGAAAGCTTCACTAGTTTTAGTAGCTCCACCTGAATCTTTATGAAAAGCAGTAATTACTACTTGTATAGAAGATGTTAGATTGTAAGGGTAATTAATACCAAATGTACCTATTTTACTAGTTGTTGTGAGAAGAACCCCTCCACCAATCGAAGTCGGTGTAAAATCTGCATTATCAACACTATATTGAGTGTTTCCTACAAACAAGTATGTTGCTGCATTGTCAAAATCTACTAAATCTGCCCCAGATACGAATAGTTCTACATAGTCTCCAGATTCCCAATTAGAGGTTGCATTGTAATCTACAACTACGTTGCAATTATCATCTTCATCTCCTAAGTAGGCAGAAGGGGTTATAATATTTACATTAACAGAAGAGTAATCCGTATCAGTAAAGACCGCCCCAATTGGTACAGCAGTTTCCACAAGTGGATGATCTACGTTACTTACTTTAGCGTTATTAGCAATAATATCATTAGCTTGTTGTGTAGTGATTCCCACTTTTGCAGTATTAGCTGTAGTATCGCTCTCTAAAGTATCTAAATCTACAGGTTGGGTAACTGAAATGTGTCCAACTTTTGTAGAGTCTATTGTAGGATAGGATATTTTTGCTGTATTAGCTGTTACAGAAACATTAGCTGTGACTGCACTTTCAAAGTCGGTAACCTCAGAAGCAGTGTGTGTATGTGCTAAAGGTGTTCTTGCATCACTCAATCTTGGATCTGCTGTATCAATAAGAGTTGCATCTGTTACTATAGCATTAAGCTCTGCCAATGTATCTATATCAGTTGTTTCTACATAGCCACTTAAATCTTGATCTCCTGTATTTACTCCACTTGTATTTGATAATGTAGTTAAGTCTGCATCAGTAACATAATTCTTGTTAGTATCTTCAGCTATATCTCCTGTAGTTAATACTACAGTCCCTGTCTCTCCATTAACACTTGCTACTGGAGCACCAGCATCAGGACTAATCTCTACATAAACAGATCCTGTCCATCTAAATATCTTTCCTGTTGCTATATCAACGTATATCTTTCCTGCTTCCCCAGTACCTGGGAAACTTGCTTCATCAGCATACTCTAATACGTCATCTACATAACTAGGTAACTGACTAGTTGGAACTAATCCTGAACCATTTAAAGAAGCATAACCATTAGCTTGTCCTTTATTAGCAGTTTGTTCTGCAGTACCTAAAGTAGTTCTTTCTGCATCTGTAATTATCAATCCTGAACCTGCATCAGTTACATCACTGTGAGTAGTTACAGGACCATCTGCACTTACCTTAGCATTATTAGTAGTAATGTCACTAGCTTGTTGTGTAGTGATTCCCACTTTTGCAGTATTCAGGTTTACTTCGTTGATTAGGTTATCCTCTATTGCTTCTCTTGTTATCTTTGCCATATCTCAATTGTATTTTCTATTTTTATTACTGGTGATGCATCTTCCAAGCTAACCCTCAAGTACTCTCCTATACTATCTGTAAGCAGTATCCTATTCGCTCCATCTGGGTTATTTTGAATCTGCCAAGGCATTATCTGAGCTGCACTTGTTACGGTGTAGAAAATGAAAGCTATTAATATTATTATTTTATTCATATTTGTTTTTTGCTTTTAAATTACACCATCATCTGTAAATTTGTTCTAGCTATACCAATGGTGTATTCAGTAAATATGCGCCTATTTTATTCTCCAATTCAGTATATATTGCTTGGATAGTTTCATTATTACTACTTAGTAAATCAACCTCAGTTTTTGCGCTATCCCAATCTCCATCCTTTAAGTATCCTAATGTTTCTTTTAGGTCTTTTTTTAATTTCTTATACTCAGAATTAGATATAGATCCATCATCACTTTTTTGATTAACTGAAATTTTAATATCTAACGATAACGCAATCCCAGATTGTTCATCTTCTTTAATCTTGGTTATTATTAAGTTTCGTTTTCTAAGAGATTCTACTTTGATAGTATCTTCTAATGTCCACCCCTCTACAACTAGCTCCCCATTATAAACAGGTCTTTTAAAATCTACATCGACTAAAAATTCGTTTGATTTAGGTTCGTATGTATTTCCTTCTGTTGTTTTACTCCATACATCACCATCTTTATTTACTTTATACAAAATCATAATAATGTTGTGTTTATTGTTGTTGAGAAATGCACATTCGTTCCAGTACTTACCTTTGGGAACACATAAACTGCTTCTCCATCTAGTAATGCCGTATCATTGAATGTAGTTATAGTATACTGGTCATTTTCAATATAAGTCCTTACTACTTCTGCCAAAGTAACTCTCTTTGATAAAGTGCCATCTGCATTTATTTTTACAACTACGACTGCTACCGCTGTTAAATTATTGCCATTCTGTCCTGTGTAAATAGTAATAGAATTTAAAGTTTGGTTTTGATACACCTGTAAATTGGGTCTACACAGTTCAAATGCTAAGTCTGACATACTAGAAATTGCGCCCAGTGTATTTGCTCTTCCATATTCATTCCCAGGTCCAGACACCAATATTCCCATGTAATAATCAAAATTAGGGTCTATGTAACCATCTACATATGTCTCGTAAATAGTCACACCGCCACCACCACTAGCTACTGACCACGCTGCATCCTTCCTGACATACTCACTCCCATCGCTAGGAGCATCAACAAATGATACCTTCGCTGTATTTAATGCTACTGCTGCTTGAACATCAGTTCCTGCAACTGTAAATGTATGTTGAAATACCAATAATTCATCTGCAGTACTGCTAAATCCATTGTCTGGTGTAACTGTAAGAGTTGAACCCGCTAATGAATATTCACTGTCATCTACAACCTGACCATTAATAGAAACAAAAGCTACACTATTAGTGTTAGCTAATGTATAGTCTCCCGTATTAGCAGTTACTTCTCCAGCACTTGGATTAAATAATTGTGGTGCTGCTATAGATGTATAGTTATTAATAGTTCCTGTAGATACTGCCCATGCTGCATCTTTTCTTACGTATTCGCTACCATTACTAGGTGCATCAACAAAGGAGACTTTTGCAGTATTAGCTGTTACGGAAGCATTATTAGATACTTCTGTGTCAAAGTCTGTTACTTCAGAAGCAGTATGATTATGCGCTGTTGGTGTTCTAGCGTCTGACAACCTAGAATCACCAGTGTCAATTAATGTTGCATCTGTTATTATTGCGTTTACTTCTGCTAAAGTATCTATATCAGCAGGTTTTAATTCTGTAGTAACTCCTATTTTAGCATTATTAGTAGTAATGTCACTAGCTTGCTGAGTTGTTATCCCTACTTTAGCATTGTTTGTTATAATATCTGAAGCTTGAGTTGTAGTAATCCCAGTCTTAGCTGTGTTCAAATCTACTTCTGCTTGAATTGCTGTATCGTTATAAATAGTATCGGTGAATAAAGCTCCTGATGGAACTGCTGTTAAAACTGTTAATCCATTAACTAATTCAGCGTTATCAACGATGTTATTACTATTAGTATCATAAGTAGCTTTCGACATATCTCCATCACCTAAACCAGCAATATCATCTTGTGTCATTAGTTTGTTTATAGCAGTTACGGTTGATAATGCATCTGTTGTTTTTAATGTGTTATCAGGTGTGAACTCTAATGCAGTTTCACCTACATTAACTCTAACTAAATCTAATGAGTTACCTATAAATGTTGAAGGTGTATCAGTTAAACCTAATACGGTAGTAACACCAGCTCCACCACCAACTACTCCCCCAGCACTTGTGTTCGCTAATTTACCTCTAAGGTCTTGTGTATCGAATATTGACCAAGTACCGTTATTATTTACGAATGTAAATCTAGCGATAAGGAAAGCAGCTCCTCTAAAATCTTTTGGAATTGTATATACTGAATAACCTAAGCTATCAGCAACTGCCAAATCAGGCGTATTCTTAGAATAAGAACCAATAGGTAAGTTACACATTACGTGTGATCCTTCACCACTTTTATTAGCAACTCCCCAAACCACAAGTGAAAAACTTGTGTTGTTAAATGAATCTCCATTAGCATCATTTAATTGAGTAAGTAAATCAGTTGTTCTTAAATATGGAGTTGTAAAGTGATTTACAATATGAATATTATCCGTTGGCATCACTGATGCTTCAAATATCTGGGTATGTAATTGGTAAATTACCCCCGATGTTACAGTAACATATGCGTTGGTTGGCAATCCACTTATAGAAGCTTCTGTTCCTGACTCATGAGTAGCTGGGAAGGTTCTTAAACGCTCTGTAATATGGCTTAAATGCCCTTGTCCATCTGAACCTTGAACGTGGTCATTAAAATTATGATTCTTTAATGCTTTAAATGAAAGTGTTGTTGCAGCTGTTTGTAAAAATGATGTTCCAATTTTAATGTGTTCTTCCGCTGGGAAACCAACTGTACTTACTGTAAGAACCTTTGTAGCTCTTGGTATGTATATGTAATTTAATAAAGGAACTGTATCTGTACCTGGTGTTAATACAACCGTAGCACTTGGTGAAGTATCTAATAATGAGAATCCATCGCTGAATAACATTGTCATATCAGTGTTACCACTTGCTGGTGTTAATGTTCCAGTAATAGTTGTACCATTAGAAGTTATTAAGAAATTAAATGATTCTCTAAATACACCATTCCAAAAGTTTGTTAATGTGTTTTGTAAGTTGAATGCAATATCAATAGTTATTACTCCTGATACCGCACTTGAATCAACAACTCCTAGTAATACATGATAATCTGTGAAATCAGGCTTAACACTTGTAAGTTCACCAGCAACAGTTGAAGATAAATATACTGGACCTTCTGATAAAAGACTTGTATCAATTGGGTCAAGAACTCCTTGCACCATTACGTGTCCATCAGCACCAGGTAATACGTCATATGCTATAACACCTAACTGTGATGAAATAGTTACGTGTGTGTCAGCTATGGCTTTGCTAACGTTAGATATTCCAAGAGTTGAAGTTCCGTTAGGATAAACTACTGTACCTTTTAATAATATATCACCCGTAGCATTATGAATATCAAACAATGTATCCATTCCTACTTTTACAATAGAACCATCACCAGTTGGTACATCAATAGTATGATATTTAGTATTCCAATTAATTGGTCCACCATCAGTGAAGTTTAAATCAGTTAAGTTATCAATACTATTATTGTTAAAGTTAATGTCACCTGACAATACGTTAGATTGCGTTCTCGCTTGTTCTAAGCTCACTTGGTGAACATTTGATGTATTGCCACTATGTGCGTTTAAATCTACGTTAGAAGCCTTTAAATCAAGTTCTGTTTGTGTTGCTGTTGATACTGGTTTATTAGCATCAGATGTGTTATCAACATTAGATAATCCTACATCAGCTTTATCAACTGAATGTGGATTTGTTGTTACATTAGCAATGTGAGCGTCAACCGCAGTTGAGTCATATACTGTATCTGTGAATACTGCTCCTATCGGAACTGCTGTCTCTACTAGTGGGTGATCTACGTTAGATACTTTAGCTGTATTTAAATCTACTTCTGCTTGTAAGCCACTATATAATGAGTTCACAGCATTGTTGTCTGAATTATCTGTACCAACAGGATCAAAATCTACACCGCTGATTGGTAAAGTTTGGTCTCCAGTATTGGTTCCACTTGTGTTCGCTAATCTTGTAGAAGATGTACTATCAAAACTAATTTTTGCGGTGTTCAAATCTACTTCAGCTTGAATAGCAGTATCATCGTACACAGTATCAGTAAATACTGCTCCAATCGGCACTGCTGTTTCAACAAGTGGGTGAGCAATGTTAGTTTCCTTTAATGTATTAGCAGCTATCTCATTAGATTGAGCAGTTGTTATACCTACTTTAGCTGTGTTTAAATCTACCTCTGCTTGGATTGCAGTATCATCGTATACCGTATCTGTATCTGTGAACAATGCTCCAACTGGTACAGCTGTCTCTACAAGTGGGTGGTCTACATTTGTGACCTTCGCAGTATTCGCATTGATGATAGGGTCATAAGTAGCCGCTAACATATCTCCACCACCTAACCCAGCTACATCACTTTGGGTCATTAATTTATTAACCCCAGTAACAACACTTAATGCATCTGAATCTTTCAAAACTGCTGAATCATCATAGATAGTATCGGTAAAGACTGCACCAGATGGTACGGCTGTTTCTACCAACGGATGGTCTACATTAGATACCTTTGCCGTATTTAAATCAACTTCTGATTGTATTGCAGTATCATCGTACACCGTATCAGTATCAGTAAATACCGCACCTACTGGAACTGCCGTTTCAACTAATGGATGATCTACGTTTGTGACTTTTGCAGTATTTAAATCAACCTCTGATTGCAAGCCACTATATAAAGTATTTACCGCATTGTTATCTGAGTTATCTGTTCCTACTGGATCAAAGTCAACTCCTGACGTAGGTATAATCTGGTCTCCTGTATTTATTCCAGATAAATTTGATAAGTTAGTAATATCTGCTGCATCAATAGTATCTAATTGAGTCTTATTATTGTGCGTATGGGAGTCTCCCTGAAGTGTAGTTATATCACTTGCATTGGTTGCTATCCCACTTATATCTTGATCTCCTGTGTTAGTTCCTGAAGTATTATTAAGCTTACCTTTATCTGTAGCATTAAGTAGTCCTGCAAAAGTAGGAGTAGCTTCAGTAAGTGTTACATTATTACCATCACTTGAATTTACGTCCATAGCAGTAGCAGATACTGGACCTAATGATAAATCTGTATTTACATTAGTAACTTTTGCATTATTTGCAATTATATCATTAGATTGTTGAGTTGTAATTCCAACCTTCGCTGTATTAGTTGTGATATCCGTAGCTTGCTGTGCTGTAATACCAGTTTTTGCTGTGTTTGCAGCTACTGATGTATTTGCTGATACCTTAGCTTCTGTGTAATATTCATTAGTACCCTCAGCAACATTTGTCGTAGTTAGTACAACAGTACCAGTTTCTCCATTAACACTCAATACACTATCCGTCGGGGTTTGTAATTCTGTAAAGTCTGTCATAGTACCAGTAATACCATCGTTGCGTATATAGGACTTATTCTCGTCACTCCTTACAACAACATCACCCTCTTCGGTTGTTAGTGCTAACATTGCTACTTGAGATATGGCTACTTGAACACTAGTTAAAGCAACTGGGGGTATTACAGAACTTGGTAGTGTACCGCTAGTTATATTACTTGCGTTTGTTGTGTCAATATTAGGTACGTTACTTAATCCTATCTCTGTCTTGGTTACAGAATGAGGGTTGCCAGTAGTAATACTTCTGTGGGCTGTATTTAAACCAACATCTGTGGCATCTGTATATGATATTTTAGCTGTATTAAGATCTACTTCTGCTTGGATAGCCGTATCATCATAACTACTTACTTCTACAACCCAATCATTATTAGTAGTTCCTTTTAATATGTATAACGTACTCTCATCCGTTCTATAGCACTGCTGCCCCTCTTTAGCCCTTCCATTTGTCACTAATGCAAACATTTCTGCCTCACTAGCTCTTAAATATCTATCTCCATCTACTGGATCATCATTAGAAACTCTTATCCCAAAAGGTAAATTAAAATTTGCCATTATATTGCGTTATTTATTGTTATTCTATATGTTACATCTGATGCATATCCTATTCCACCTATGTCTTGAGTAAACTTATTGTAATTTTCTGGGACTCCTCCTGCATCATTTATAGTTACTACACTTGAAATAAATAAACTAGTTAAGTTTGCATTTGAAGATTCCACTAATAAAACTTCAATTAAATTCATACTTTGTGGTAAATAAATGCTGACCTCTCTTTCTCCTGCGATAATTGTAATATCAAATGTTTTATTTTGAGAAAAGCCGTCATCTATTAATGCTCTAATAGGCGCACTTGTAGATGGAGACAATCCCAATGCTCCTTTAAATATCCAATATTTATATAGCCCTGTGACTGTACTACTTGTTTTACTTATAGTATCCGCAACTCTAAAAGCATCTAAATTAGTAGCTGCATTACCAAGACTATCAAAATAGGAGCCTGTTCCTATTGCATAATCTACTTCCGCAGTCCATTGATTTACTGCACCTAGTAAAATTCCTGTAGAAATTACCCCAGTCCCCAAGTCTATTCCAGTACCTGTAAAACGTAATGCTGTAACTGCACCTGTTAAATCTATATTTGGACTTCCATCTTTAGATGTAATAACTCCTTTATTATAAGAAGCTGTTAAAGTGTCAGAAAATAAAGTTCCTACTTCTAGGGTTTGAGTTCCAAATCCTCCTGTAGTTAAACTATTTGTTGTATAGGTTGGAAGTATTAATGGAGGTCCTAATATCTGGTCTAAAGCATCTTTAATAGTTGGACCTGCAGTTTCTGATATTAAAATCCCACCAACATTAACTTCTGCTACTTTAGAGTAAGCATCATCATACGGGGTAGCATCTATACCATCTATACCATCTATACCATCTATACCATCTATACCATCTATACCTGGGTCACCTTGTGCTCCCTGTGCTCCCTGTATACCTTGATCTCCTTTTTCACCTTTAATAGCTCCAATTGTAACCCATGATACTCCATCGTATACTAAACCATCACCTATTGCAACAGGATCACTATTGTCGTCAGTTCCTGCCGTTGTAGATATCCATATATCTCCAGCAGTGCCTGATTTCAATAAGATATTTGCTATAGTATCTGACCCTAATATCATTAGCCCAGTACCATCTGCACCATCTACACCATCTACACCATCTACACCACTTGCTCCTTGTATACTTATTCCATTGTCTCCAGGCTCCCCTTTTAATGAAAGTAACCAAACTGCTTCACTCCCAACAAAACCATTACTTACTGCTACATCATAAGCAGAAGCACCGTCTGCCCCTGTAGGAATAGGTGGATTTTCTGGGCTGTCTGCTTTTATATATATTCTACTCATAATTAAATTACTTTTATTTAAAATTGGAGACGTATAATAACCTCTTCGGTATAGTCTACACCACAAGCAGTAGCCTTTACATTAAATCTATATTGCCTAGTAAAAGCATCACAGTCATATGATCCTGAATCTGCTAATTCAATTTCTATTGTAGTAGCCGTGGTTGACACTTCTGTAACAGTTCCATCTATTCCAGTTAACTCCCATTCTGTTACATCTTGATTAGCTTCTAAAATAAGATTTTCATTCCCAGTATTAACTAGTGCTATATCTGCAGTTGAACAAGGTATTGTATCAGTAATAAAACTACCACTCAAGAAAGATATATCTGTAACTTCAGTACAACAAGGAGAAGTAAATACTCCTATATTTCCTGAAGAACTTGTTATACTATCTATTGTACCGTTAAAGTTAAATATTTGTAATATTCCCGTAGTTACATTTGCTGAAATTGTAACCGTATTACATGCTATAGTATTTAAATAATCTAGTAATGCTTGTTGATTAAGAGCATCATTAAGTACAAAACTAGAAGGACTATAATAAACTTCACTAACTCCATTTATAGTTATTTCCCAATCAGTTCCTGCCTCTTCTACTAATGCTTCTTGGCATTCTATTCCTGGAGTATCATCACAACAATTATCCGTATCTATCGTAAGAATAGAAATACCTCCACAATCAAATCCTGCAGGTACTCCTTCTGGTATCCATATAACTTTATATTGTATAGTAGGATTTAATAAAGGATCAACAGTATCAGAAATTAAAATATTTTTCCATGTTACACCATTGTCTGTACTAGATTGTATTCTTATTTGCCCTGTTGAAGTACATCCATTATATCCTACTGTATCTATATTAAATAATGCTTCTCCACCTATAGGAGATAGAGGTCCAACGGTTATATTATTTAGAAACGTAACTAACCCAGTTGGCATATTATCATATACATTTACTGTATCACAAGTAACTAAGGTACTATTGTAACCCTCTATATCAGGACTTACTATCATTTTAATATCTAGCTGGTCTCCACAATTTAAATCTCCAAAAGTATTTATATTTATTGTAGTACAACTTTGAGTTGTATGTGTAAACCCAAAGTTTGAATTTACAATATTATCTATATTATTCCAAATTAGTGTAAATGAATTTTCAAAATCTGCAATACCACTGCCACCTGTAGTTGCTGATAATGAATAATCTATAATAGATACCCCATCACATTGTCTAAAGAAAGCATCTATACTGTAATTAGTTATAGTAGATCCATTTGCTAACATAAAAGTATGATCAGCTCCTACAACTTCTGAACCATCCCTACATACATATAATGTATCAGGGGTCGCTATTTCAGTTGGACTATCTACTATATCTACTTCTACAAATGCAGGGTCTATACAGTCTAATCCAGGTATATCATAACTAAATGTATAAGTTCCAGGTACAGGACAAGATTCTCCTGTAACTGTTAACTTATCACTTTCTATACTCCAATCTTCTATACAACCATCTGCTCCTACTGGAGTATACATAGTTGCACCTGCTGGATTAGATACCTGTAGCCAAGTGCCATTAGGTATGTATCCAGGATCTAAAAGTGTATTTAAACAAAACGCCATCTATTTATATTTTAGTTACAAACTGCTAATGAACTTCCTTCACCTGCTGATAGTTGTTCAGTTATTTGTATAGTTACTGTTACTATTGAAGTACAATCATCACAATCTCCATCTGGAGGGTGAACTGCGCCTAACTCAGTAGGTAGAATTGTATATGTAAATACAATAGTACCTATAGGTGCTCCTGCTAAAATAGTAGCATCATTGCCGTTTAAAGTAACAAATGCTCCCCCAGTATGTTCCCAACTTCCTCCTGCAATAAATCCAGGGGCTCCTGCAACAGCAGGGTCTACATCAAAAAACGAAGTTAAATCTATAACAGGATCTGTAGGTAAATTAGATTCACATATAGAAAGACAAGGATCATCTGCTCCTTCATTACATGTTGACATTGCAGAAGGACCTGCTATTACTTCTATTTCAAAGCATTCTACATCTCCACATTCTATTCCATCTATTATTCCATTATCACTATCATCTCCTACTATGTACATAAAGCCGTAGAACCCTGGAGTTACTCCTGTAAAATCTATTGTAGGGCTAGGGGTTCCAGAGATAAAAGCATTAGCGTCTAATCCATTTAGTGGTCCTACATCCGCATATAAACTAGGAGTACTGTCAGTTAAAGGGTCTGTTATTCCAAAACACAAATCCCCATTGTCCCCTGGAGTGTTTATAGATGCATTAATCTGGGATTCTACATTATATCCCAGGTATATATAATAACCCCCTGGACTAGGTAAATTTAATTGGTCGCTTAATAGTATTGTACAAGCCATTTTTTTATTTGTTTTATGCACATACCATCTGAGAACTTCCTCCCCCTGCTGGTATTGCTGCTGTTATTGTTATTGAAATTGTTGCTGTGCTACCTGTACAAGATATACACCCATCATATATAGGATATAAGTTGTTTGGAGTAGTTACTGTATATGTAAAGGTATATGTGCCTGCTGGCATACCTTCTGTATTAAATGTTGCTGTATCTCCTAATACAAAGAATCCTGGGTCACAACTAATAAATGCTGTTGTGTAAGTACCTCCTGTTGTCCATGTTCCACCTGTACCTTCTCCTGTTAAGTGATCTAGTAGAGTATAACATGCTGGAGTTAATTCACAAACATCTGCAATTACATCTGCTGTTCCTGCTGAACCTGCACTAGTTACTTGAACTATTGTTTGTGAAGTTGAAGAACAACCATTGGCATCTTCTACTTTATTACTAAAGAAATAGAAACCTTCTAGTGCTCCTTCAAAAGTATATGCAGGACCTGATATATCTCCAGGTAATAATGTAGGCTCTATACCTCCCCATCCTCCTGCTATAGGAGTTCCTGATGGAGTTGTTGCAAATCCGTCAAAGCAGAATGTACCTAATATAGTTTGATTAGCTATAAACATGTCAGGGTATACATCTACTACACAAGTACCATCATTACAGACTGTACCTGGTTGCGGAACTCCTGGTCCTGGTATTGGAGTAACTATTACTGTTATAGTAGCATCTACATTACATGCAGAGCAAGTACCATCAGTTCCAATTACTGTAGAAGTAAATCCAAACACCCATTGTCCTGGTGCTCCTGGAGTAAAGTCTCCTGTTGTTAAATTGTAATCAACTGTACCTGTACCTGTTAGGTTTTCAGATATTAGTGTTAATCCTGTTATATTATTATCTAAACAACTAGAACTTCCTGTTAATTCAGTGAATATATTGAATGCATTATCAGAGTTACATTTTGTAATAGTATCACTTTCTAACTGACAAGATGCAGCATATATGTTTACTTCAAAATCAACTTCTTTTGTACAAGCATCTCCGTAGAAAGCCCTAAATACATATGTACCTAAAGGTGCATCTCCGTTAGCCCATATAGCTTGCCCTTCTGGTAAGAAAGACCCTGTTGTTAACAGTAGATCCATACCATTAATATGTAAATATATAGGTGTAAATGGTGCATTTAATAGCTGTATTTTACTACCTGTAGGTAACCCTACTTGCTCATATAAATCATATTCACATCCTGTAGTAGGTTCTGAATTAAGTACTATAGGATTGGTTTTACAATCTAAATCTAATTCAGGATTTGGACCATAAGAACAATAGCTTAAACAAATAGGAGCAACGTCTTCTAGTTCTGATTGCATATCTAAAGTTAATATAAAAGTATTGTTACAAGTTGTTGTATTATATATACCTGTACTTACTTTATTATACCTAAACATATAGGCTCCTGTTGGTATTGTAGAGTATACTGTAACTCCATCTACGTCTAATACATTAGTTTGATTTAAATCAGTCCATGTACCATCAGTTAAATTAGTTAACTCATTGAGATTATAAGAATCTGCAGTACTATTACATACTGCAACAGTTAAATCTACTTGTGCATTATCATCTATTACTTCTACATTGACTGTAGTATATGCATTACATGTACCTATTTCACCATATTGGAAAGTAAAAATACCTGCTTCTGATAATGTAATTGCAGGATTACTTATAACATCTCCTACGCTGAACGTAGAACTATCTAAATCTCCTGGAATATCTGATACTTCTGTAGTAAACCCTACAAATGACCAAGGCATTCCAGTATTATCATCTACTAAAGTATTAAGATCGAGTATATCTCCTAGACATACTGATAAATCTGTAGTAGTTATATCTGCATTTATTGAAGTAATAGCAACTCTAGCTATATTTGACTCTACACCTGTAGAACTCTTTACTCTATATTTCAATACAGTTGTCCCAATATACCCATTAGGAATGAACTTAACATTAAATCCATTTACTAAAGTCTGTACTTGAGGATATTCTACAATTATAAGCTCTGCTATATCTCCAGAATCATTTGCGGTTATATCAATATAGTCTGTTTGGCTATCTGATAGTACACAAACTTCTAAATCTATTGCTACTGGAGTATCTCCACATCTGGTTCCTTTAAAGTTTAATACTCCAAAGGTTTCTACTCCGTTTATTTCTATTCTATATTCAACTACTTCAGTATTAACTAATCCTCCAGTATATGTAAATAATACATTTCTGTTTATATCTAAATTAGCGTCACCATGTGGTGTAGTAAGAGAAGTAGATCCGTTTAATGTTTGTCCTGTTCTAGGTACAAACGTAAATGTAGACCAGTCTATATCTCCCTCTATTAAATCTTCTAAGTTGATACTTAAATTAGAGCTGCAATCTTCCTCTCTACTAGAGTTTACGGGTCTAAATTTAGTTGTATCTGCACATTCTTCACACCCAAAAGTATGTTCAAAGTTATTTATGTTAGGAACATCAGAACAAGGTCTAGGTGCTAAACATAAAGTATATATGTAAGGGAATCCTGTACAATCTTTTGTTTGTAACTCTACTACTATAGTACTATTAGGGCTTATTCCATCTAATATAACTTTAACATAATCAGCTCCTGTACTTAAAGTAAGGTACGAAGAGTCTATATTTAATACAGACAATATTGTAGTAGTTCTATAATCTAGTTCTAAACCACAAGGACTATTTAAAGGTGTTAATTTTGGAGTTACATATGCAAAGTTACCATCTCTATCTCCTGAACATACTAGTTCAAAGTCAAACTTTAAACTTTCATATGAACATATAGGTAAAGGTAGGGTGTCTTCTAATGTACATCCATATTCATTATTTACTACTACTGATAATGGAGTAGAAGTAACTGTAACTTCTATATTGTCTTTATACGTTAAGTATATTCTATTACCCAATAATGATGCTGTAAAGATATCTTCATCATAAGTCCAGTTATAAACTCCATTAATATCGTTGACAGGTGCTTTATAAGCTATTGTACAGCCGTCACAGTCTTCTAGTGGGACTATACCTCCTTGTGTAAATGCAAAGTCCTTACAGACGTTATTAAAGATGCTTTCTATTTCTGTTATACATCCATCACTACTTTTAATAGTTAAGCCTATTAGATTAGAATCTAATAAGCAGTTATTATCGCAGAAATCAAAAGTTGCTGTTATTGTAGTATCTACTACTACACTAGAAATTAGAGTAATGCAATCAGGGAGTACCCACTCATATGTGAATTCTCCCACTACATTTTCTAAAGTAAATTCTTTTGTTATCTTAATCATTACAAATCTTTGATTTTTCTGTTACTTTAATTTTATTCTTTATTGTAATACAACTTTTTGAAGTTGTAGAACATAAAGGATCTACTAGTATGATCTTACAAGCAAGTTCTGGACATTCAGAATTTTTTAACCAATTGTCTATATACTCACTATCATCGTAACCACAGTCCATAAGGAACTTAGCAGCCTTTATTGCATTTACTTTACTATCTATTATATTAGCAGTTACAGTTTTCACTTGTTATATTGTTTCTTGAAAGAATATTGTATAGTTCTTGGTATAAAATACAAGCATTTTCACATTCACAATCTGCACAGTCTTGTATGCTATTTAAAGCTTCATATAAAAATATAGCTTCTCTTAGCTCATCTAAGTCTGTAAGCTTTGCTATTTTACACTTGAGGTCTAAATCAACAAACAAACAATAGCTTTCTGATATTATCTGCTCTTGTGTCTCAACTGTAAGCTTTACGTTGTATACTCCTGAAGTATATCCTCCTAAATACTCAGACTTTAAGTTGAGCCCATTACCTGTAAACTCTATTGAGTCGGAGTCATAGTTATTTTGAAAATATTCTAACGAGTTACAAGCAAAGTAATATACTACATCATCTACTATTATAGAATAAGGAATATATGTTCCATCTGTAATCTCTATAGTTATAGAGTCTTCTTCAACTGTTATAGTACTGTTAGAAGGTAAGAAACTTTGGTATAAATCATTTTCATAAGTATCCGTAGTTAAATCTATTGATCCTACAAATAAAGAAGAAGTAAAACTTTCGTCTTCATTATATACTAACACAGAATTAACTGTATTTCCTTTTGGTATCTTTGTAGAGTATACACATTTAGGTAGCTCTTCTTCATATGTTATACATGTACTAAAAGAAGTAAATTCCCCAGCTCCTACTTTATACTTAATATAGTTAATTGGATTATCTAATGTACTTACTATAAAATTAGTATCATCAAATGAAAACTCAATATTGTAATTGAGATTAGCCATTAAATCAGTAAGTACTTGTAACTCTTCTTCTGTCGCAAACTTCCCTACAGTAGATGATAATATTAATTCAGTATCATCTGTTACTATAGAATATATATAAGCATTATTAGGTAACTCATATTGAGATACTGCACATGCAATACCAAAGTCACATACTGCAACTATGTTAACATAACAAGTCTCATCATTTGCTAATATAAAGCTTTCAAACTTTACATTAGTAGGTAAATTAGATATAAGTATTTCTGTTTTTAGATATCCTGTACTGTTAGTAGTGATATTAACTTCTACTACGGCTTTTATATTGTTAGCTGTAAAATAAGCAATAATATCTTCCTGTAATAGTGTAATATCAGCTTCTAAAGTCATATCATATACTCTATCAAGTATATTAGTAGACTTACCTCCTAACAAAATATATAACTCCGATACATTCTTATAGTAAGATGCAATTGGATTAGGTAAGCAATCCTCTGGATTTTTACTTCCTGTAGGGGTACATGTAGATTGCTCTTGATAATTCTGATAACTTGCAGTAAATATACAAGATGGATCATATTGTAAATCAAACTCTATAGATTCTAAATCTGTACAACAGTTCTTTTTACCCTCTACAGATAATTTTAGTAAATCCTTAGAGTTAAAAACTTGAGGAATATAATCATTTACTATATTAATATAATTAGTGTTATATGATATCATTATGCGGTACATTTAATTGTTAGATTCCAACCTGTAGTTGTACATGGTTTTCCATAAATACTTACTAAAGCAGTTTCTACTCCTGGTATGTATGGTACTGATATGTCTACATTAACAGGATCAGGAACTATTTGTGAAGTATAAATTATTCCACTACATACAAAACTAGTTATTGCATCACTTATATATGGCATTGTTGCAGATAATCCTGTATGATATATAACACTGCCATTATACTCTATTACTATTCCATCTGGCTGACTATAAGGTTCAAAATCTACTATTGTTATAGTAGCTGTAGGACCTACTTCTACATTAAATTGTAAACTAGAAGCTACTCCACCTGGTCCATTATAACTAAATGTACAAGGGTTTCCATCACAAGTTACTGGCAACATAGTAAAATCCAATGAAGGACATAGTAAATTACTACCTAAATCAGAATCTATTATTTCTACTGAATAGTCTCCTGCTTTAAAAGGTATACAAGTGTCAATAGGCAAAGTACTACTCGAATCATAGAATGTACCATTTGCAACTTTTATTATGTCTCCATTTGCATTTTCTACTGGGTTCCCAGAACTATCTAAGAATTGTAGTATAAAATTAGCAACTGGAGATAGTGAATTTAATAATGAACTCCAGCATAATTCAGCACAATCTGCTGTCACTGGAAATGTTAAATTGTTTGTAACACATGGATCACAATCACTTACTACATACTCTACGTACCCAGTAGCTGTAAAGGCTCCATTTGTTACTGTATAAGATATACTACCAGAACCTTGGTAATCATCGCTAGGTGTAATTATAAAGCCTACTGCAGTATCTATACTTGTAATATCTAACCCAGGTTCTAAGTTAATACTAGTTTGTACTCCTATTTGTATATTATTTATATGTGTTATAGTTAGGTTATTGTATGCAGTAAAGTCATTTGCTAATACTGTAAGTAACGCTGATGGCGTATTACAAGTCATTGTAACTGCATCAGGATTAACTACTGGAGTATCTGCAAAGCAAAACTGAATAAAAGACCCAGCCTCTTGATTATCATTGTTTCTTATTGTATAAGTAACTGTGTCTGTTAAATTAGATACGTAATCATTTGAACCTACTATTTGAATATCTCCATTACCTTCGTAAATTATATCTAATCCAGCAGCAATATTAACAGAAGTACCTGTTACAACACTTTGTCCATTTATTTTAATTACTTCTTCACCATCTACCATTGAATCATTACCCAATATATTAGTAGAAAAAGATGTATTTTGTTCTATACAAAACTCATATATATCAGGATTAGCGGAAACAACATTGAATATATCTGTAGTTATATTTGCTATCTCTGTACATACTGGAGTAACTACAGTGTAAGTATAACCTGTAGGGTTATTTACAAACGTAGTAGATGTTGAATAATTAGTTGCTAAATAACTCTGTATAGCAGCAGGTGAATTAAGTACTTGTGTACCTCCGTATTCTACAGGAAAATTAACTTTATCAAAGTTAAAACCTGTTATTTCAAAAGTATCTATTAAGCATAATTCTATAGGGTATACAGCTCCTGTGTACTCTACCAATATAGGTGCAGTATCATCAAAAGTTATTGTAATTCCTAATGCTGCAAAAGCTGTTATAACCTGTGCTTCTGTAGTTACACCTATTATAGTGCCTCCATATGGAGTTAAATCTATAGCATTATGTATTCCAAAATCAATTGAAGTAGCTACCGTACTTATGGTATATGTTGCTGTAGGGTCACTATCTATTATAATATCTTGAACAGATCCAGGATACTTATCAAAAATAGCTCCACATGTTGTTACTGTAACATCTACTTGAGTTAAAAATTCTAATCTAGTTTTTATTTCTTCTATGGAATATAAAAACTCTATAGAATCTCCTCCATAAAATGCTAAGTTAAACCTAGTCTCTGTAGTAATACAAGTATCTACACTTAATGCATCTGTAAATTTTATTTCAGGATTCTTTGAAGAAGTTAGATTTACAGCACTATAAGTAGTATCTAATATAACTATCTCGTAGCCATTTAGTTTGACTGGTATACCTAATGCTGCAAAAGCATCAATAATATCTTGGTTTGATGTTACTACAGTATAACTATCCCCACCATATGCAGACATATTAACATAGTCAAAGCCTGAAAATATCCCATAGTAAGGGTTAGAATCAGGGTTTTCTATGATTACACTGTTATAACAATTAAAAGTTGTGTTCATATTATATATATGTTATTAGAATTAATGACCAAAATAAAGCAAGTCCTTTTAATGCCCAGTAAGTATATTTATGATTAGTAAAAAATATATCTGTTTTTGCAGTATTACCTATATATGAAAGTGGGAGTCCTCTTAAATAATTTAATATAGTATCAAATAACGCCCAAAACAAAAGAGCTGTAATTAAACCAAGGAAAGGATGAATACAAGCAACTAGTACTCCAACACAGATTCTTTGTATTGTTCTAGGAGTATGGTCTTTAATACCTTCCCCTTCTAAAATATGTCCAGCATCTACTTTTGCAGTATATATAATCCAATATACTATTGCTACTATAACTAGTGCTATTTTCAAAATTCCCATTGTTTATATATTTATTATGTTACTTAGTTCCTAATAGCTTTTTCCAATGTACTACCCCTGCAATTGCTCCTATGACAATGTATGGAACTGCTATCATTACAGTATCTGAATTAGATACTTCTTCTGTGTTATCAAATATATAGAAATATGCTAACATAACTAAGAATGCAGCTACATATAATAAACTATATCTCCATCCTTTTATCTGATCCATTATTGTTAAATCGTTATACTTACCCATAATTTTTTATTTTAAATGTTGTGTATTAATTGAAAATTTATATTCTAAAAGCTGCATTTCTGACTGGTGCAGTACCTACTACAGAATAACCTCCTGTTACAAGTGTATTTGTAACTACACTATCTGATACTACATCATTAGTAGTATTTATTATATCTACTGTACCATCTGTAATAATTGTACTGTTAGTTATTATTATAGAATCTGGACTTGTAACTTCAATAGCTTCTTTTTCAGATTGCAATTTTGCATCTCTTATAAAAATTGTGCCTGCAGATGTTATTCTAGATAACCTAAGTAAGTTGGCAGCAGGAGTTGTAAATTTACCTTCTAAAGCTATGTATGAAGTAGAATCCATAACCATAAATTGTTGTAGTGGATCAAATAACCCAAGTAATTCTAAATTGCCTTTGTAAGTAATATTTGAATTAGTCCAAGCATCAGTAACTGTATCATTTGCACCTCCTTTGTATAATTGATAGGCTGTAACTCCTGATTTTATATCTAAAGTAATATTGCTATTTGTAAAAGTAAGGAGGGAATTTAGATTTACTAAACTTGAAGTATTAAATTCACTTGAAGGTGCGGTTATAGCTTTAAAATAATCAACTGTTATATTAACAGTGGAATTGGTAAGGTAATGCCCTGACCCCCCTATGGCTTTACCAATAAGTGCATTACTTGGTAAACTATCTCCATTTACTATAACGGATCCTATATTTATATTTGCATTTAATCCATCTACTTGATAAATAGGAAAAAGTTGAGGACCATTATAACCATCGAATAATATCCTACCTATATTTACGTTATAATCACAATTATTTGGAAAACTATCAGTAAGAAAATTACTACGTAATGTTTTTATATTTGCTACTACTGCTCCTATATCATTAGGGGTATAAAAACTTAAAAATGAACTAGATGTATTTTGACCTTCAATGTGGTCTACATCCATATGTACTTTAGATACAGTTCCATTTGTTATAATTAGATTTCCAAGTGCTTTTGCAGTAACCGATACTTCCCCTACTCCATCAGATTCTACGTACATTTGAGTATCTAAATATCCTGTAATATTTAAAAATTCACCGTCAGGAGCAGTAATAATCTTTGTACCAACAGCAGACCCTCCTACTATTGCACCTGGTTCAAATTTATAATATACATTACCTTTGACAATTGCAGTTGCGTTAGTAGTTGTGTAATTTCCTGCTCTAAATAATACTGTATCATTGTCTACTAAATTAGCATTAGCTTGTATATGATCAAATACTCTTAAAGGTCTATCAGGGTTACCTTTTTGTCCATAAACTTCTCTCCCTACTGCTATTGAAGGATCTATGTACCAAATTGCACCATCATTTTGTCTTCTAAACTTTTGTAAGATTTCATCTTGAACAATACTCCAAATATAATCTGGTTCATCTGGAGTTGAACCTAATGTTGTAATAGTATATACAAGCTCATAATCTATAGTTTCAGGACCAAGAGTTGCTATATTATCAAAGTTAATACTTATATTAATAGATTCAGAATTACCTGAAACTAAATTAAGAGGCATAATAAAATTATCCCCAGTTTGGTGTGGTCCACCTACAGTTATAGTATCAAATACTAAGCCTGCACTTGCTGTAGCTGTATTTATATCTATTAAAAGTTGTACTACGTCTTGGTCATATACACCTCCAGTTTTATATGAAGAGCTTATTGGATAATTAACGCCATCAATATCCATTGATGTAATATTAATATCAGCTACCCCACTTAATCCTGGAGTAAAGAAAGTTACCCCAGTATATACATCTTCAGTAGAAAAGTCTTGCAAAGCTTCTATCATATAGAGTTCACTGTTTACTTTCTGTAAATCAGTCAAATTTGCATCAACCCAAGTTCTCACTTCTGATATAGTAGGATTACTAACAATAGCAAATTCAGTATTAGGTATTTCAATAACTTTTTTTTGAGATGATTGAAGTGTTACCCACTGGATACCATCAGAAATAAATGCTCCTATACTATCTCCTTGCACTACTGTACCTTCTGGGTATGTACTTGCATTGAAATCAGGAACTTCTGTAACTCCTGAAATAACAGATCCTCCTACATTTGCTATATTGAGTTCTGCAGCAGCCATTGCTACTAAATCTACAAATTTACGATTGTAGTTAGCTAATCCACCTATTACTTTAGATGATCCAGCAGAATCTGATCTCCCAAAAATAGTATCTTTAGAATTAAATACTTTTATAAATGTTTTTTTAATATCCATTATTATATTTTTATGCTGAAACCGAAAGAAGTTTAGTGTCTGAGTTATTAGTGTAATTAGTTTCTCCTCCAGATCCATTCTGTATAATAATCTCCATAGTTGAACTTACACCTGCTTGAGTTGCTTCTGTAATTATTCCAATTTTACTTTCTCCGTTTCCTGGTATAGATACTATACTCTGATATGCTATTCCACCTACCATAGGTATTGCTATCCAGTCATTATTATTTACATCTTTTGATCCTAAAACTACGGAAGCAGTTGTTTGAGTCTGGTCAAAAGTAATTGTAAATCCAGCTATATCAGACATAAATACTGTAATAAGTCCTTTTGTAGGATCATCTCCTATATTTCTAATTCGTAATACTTGGTCTTTAAAATCCCCAAGATTGTAAGTATTATTTTGGAGTTCAAATGAAGTTATAATGTCTATATCTGGAGTGCAATTTTTAATTGCATCGCATAGGGAATTTCCTTCAGTATTTCCCAAATATTCTAACGCTTTAGATACTAAACTTATAAAACTTTTATTATAGTTAGCTAATCCTCCACTTATACTTTTAGATTCTCTAGCATCTGATCTCCCAAAAATAGTATCTTTAGAATTAAATACTTTTATAAATGTTTTTTTAATGTCCATGGGATATTATATTAAAAAATGCAAACCTCTCCCATTACTAGGAAAAGTTTGCATTATATATTTGTAAATATTAAGAAAGAGTACCTACAATTACTGCATCAGTACTTGCTACCCAAGGTACAAATACTGCATTGTAATCAGTTACAAATGGTACATTTGAAGTAGCACCGTCTGCACTAACTGCAATTACTGAAAATAAATTATCAGTATCAGAAGTATAAGCTGCTAGTACAGTAGTAACTGTTTCTGTTACATCCATAACTGCTGGCATAAGCATAACTAATTGCTTAGGATTATGCTCCTCTCTAGTTAAAGTTTCCTCGTAATCAAAGTAATCTAAAATAGCAGAAGTATATGGAGTATTTTCTCCAACATAATTAAAACCTTCTACTACATTGAATGAAGGATAATCAGTTTCTACATATAGATTATGATTCATTCTTTGTGATCTACGTCTATTAGCTAAAGACCAATTCATGTTTTTAGACTCTTCACTGTAAGACTTTGTTTGGCTAAATCCTTCAGATACTCTAAATGCATCAGTTAAATTAACTGTAACATCTACTGTATAATTTGGATTAGTATTCACTCCTAATGGAATTGAATCTCTCTCACCTAAAACAATAAAGCCATCTACTTTAGCTGCTGCTCCTGCAGTAGTAAGGTCAATTACCTCTATTGTAGATGCAGCTACAATTGCTTCAGTTGCATCTCCTGCAGTTACTGCTGCAGCTTGTAACTTAAGTAATTTTGCTAAACCTGCTACCATCTCTGGAGTAATTGTAACACTAGATGTGATACCTTGGTATGTCATAAATGGTACTACATCTCCTACTACTATTGCACCTATTGGAGTACCTGCTCCACCTACTGCATTGATAGCTAAAGCTACAAACGGATCTTTACCTTTTGAATCTCCGTTCTCTCCTGTGAAAGTAAAAGACTTAAGGTTAAGTTTGTAAAGTAAATTCTGAAGTACATAATCTTTAGGACTAACTGTACCTAAATCTGTAAAATCAGGGCTAAGTATTTTGCTTATTGCTGATTTAGTATTGAACCCATGAGTTTTCTCTATTTGATTAGAGTCCATCTCTACTATAATTCCATAATCAGAATTGTCTAAAGGTGCAGGAAAATCAACAACCGCAGTTGCAGAATATACTGCTGTCCTAGGCTTAGTTAAAGTAAGAGATCTTACATTATCTTTGTGTATATCATCTGATGCTACATACGCAGGATCAGATACTTGCCATGCATCCGCTAATGCTAAATTAGAACTTGCAGGTGTACCCTGAATTACTCTAATAGCTCTAACATTTGATGCTGTCTCACCACCTGCTAAAAATGTATTTGCAGTAACTGTACCATAAAAATCTGCAGATGCTACACCAAATTGTCCATCTACTAGGTTCATGTTACTAGCTCCTAATACAGGAGTGTTTTTTGAAAAAGCTTGTGGCTTTGCAACCAGAATTTCTTCCATGTCAAGCTTATTATTTCTTTTAAATTGTGTCATTTTAATAAAATTATTTTAATTAAATATTGGAAGATAATTGACTCTGTGCTACATTATAGTCAGTAATCTGCATAGCCTCCCATTCCCTAACAACAAAGTTAACTAGAACATCAATGAAAGTTTCATCTATTTCTGGATTAACTGAATCATCAGTCTGTGAATAACCTTCTAAGTTTTTAGTAGTTTCTATACTATTATAGCCACCAATAAAAGCTCTTCTAGGTTGTTTAATATATTCAACATCTACTGTTGAAATTGTAAATTCCTTGTTTGTGTATAAGTATAAAGCAGATCCATTCCCTGATGATGCCCTTGCAATAGTAAACGGAATTCTTTTCCATTTTCTAGAAGGCTTTGAAAATTGATCATTTAAAATAGTATTTAATTGATTATGTTGGTCTAGCTTTAAATTAACTGGACCACAATCTGTCTGAATACTAACTCTTACTAAATGTCTATACTTATGTGTAAGATATGAAAATGGCACTTCATAAACCCCATCATTATGAGATATAGGGAATAAAGGAGCTTGCTCAGGTTGCTTTACTACCAAATTAGATATCATATCTATTCTCATTTGTGTAGCTTCAAACCCCATTCCTTGAGCCAGTACAGTACCTGCAAATGCTGCATCTACATAGTTATCCTGACTAACATTAATCAGCTCATCTATTAATGCTGGGGGTAGATCATATCTAGAATTTGAATCTAGCTTTTCTACCTTAGCCTTTACCAGTACGTGTACTCTCTCAATTAATGCATCCATATTATTCTATCCAAATGTCTTTTGATTTAACTTCATCAAATAAAATCTTATACCAGTTCTGAGATTTACTCTTTGGAGAGTATTTTTCATATTCAGAAAGAATAAAGTTTTTAAATGTAAGTGATGAAGTAAACTCCCCTACATTAGGATCTTGTATTTGTGAGTGCCATGTATACCTTCCATCTCTAGCAGTAATTACATTACCATTTAGAGCTTGTTGTATTAAGTACTCAATATCTATTTTATAAGACTCTTCAGCTATACCCATTCTTTCAACTAAAGCAGTTAACCTTTCCCCATTAGAAAGTTGATGCCTATTAGTACTAGAGATATACTCAAGTAAAACTTCTTTTACTTTATCATCAGTAGCTCGTCCTTTTAGGATGTTAATACCATTATTATCTTTTAGTACTATCGCTGCTTTGTATCTATCTAAAGCCTCAAACTTACGTTTAAGAGTTTCATAGTTGTATGCTGCTTCAGTAATCTTCTCTCTTCGTTTAACTCTTCTTTCTGTAGCTTCATTTTCTTCAGAAATAAAGAATCTATGCGAAGTAGGATTAATATCATCTAGTGAGCTTGCAATCCTATTATGATTCTTTATCAACTGCATAGATAACCTTCCTCTAGGTGAGTCTGATGAAAATCTATTAGTTCTAGGATAAAGAACAATCTTAAATTTTTGTAGAAAGGTTGGGGCTTCTGCATCTCGTTCAGTACCTTTTCCTGCATCCATTAAAGTTGCACCTTTCATTTCTGAAGTATAGAAATCTGGATCTACTCCATCTTTTACTTCAAATTCTCTTTGTTTTGAAATCTTATCTTCTATTACTAATGATTCTAATAATGAATCCCATAACTTTGATAGACCATATTCTACTTGTAACTCAGTAGCTTTTTTACCTTTAAAAGGATTTTCAATTAGTACATCTAAACCAGTAATCAATCTTCGTTTAGCATAATCTGCTTTAAACTTATACTGATCATGTACCTTTGACCCTCTTGATTGATTAATAGGACTTCTATTAACTTCTTCTCCTGTTACAGGATCAAATGTTTTGTAAGTTCTTGTGTGCCTTCCTTGGACACTAATCCCTTGTACAGGATTAACATATAATGTATGATTTTTCATATCATTTTAACTTTTTCGTTGTTAATTTAAAAAAAATAGGTTCCTTTTCATGTTGTCACCTATAACCAATCTCCAGTTTGATTATCTATATATAATCAAAAACAGATAGCGATTTTTAGTAATCTAAAGTAGGATCAAATTCAATTCTACCAATTCTTTCTGTATCCCATACACAAAGCCCACTTGACATTTCTCTATACATACCCATTTTCTTATTATTAGAATAGGCATTTGAACCGTCATTGATTGCTCCTGTAACAGGATCGTATATGTTAGATACTGTGTAGTAAGATTCTACTCCACCTTCTTGTATACATGTAATGTTAGCATTTCCTGCTGCTGCTGCTTTTTGGTCAGTAGCTCCGAAATCAAAGATATCATATGCATAACTTTCTAATGTTCTGTCAGCTCCTGGAGCCATTTCAGAGAATAGATTTCTATCATCTTTAATTGGATCATGTTGAACTTGGATCACTAGACCGTTTGTAAGTCTAATAGATGTAAACTGAGATCCATACTCTAAAGAGTTTTGGTGGAATCTAGAATCTACATTACGGATAAACTTATCATCAACAGTTACATATTGGAACTGTGAAGCTTCTCTTGCAATTAATCTGTGGAAGAAGTCAACTCCTGCTTCTCCTGTAGAAAGAATAATCAATCTATCAGAGAAATCTCGTCTTGTAATAAATACAGACATTAGGTATTCAGATAAATCTGAAAGAGTTAACGAACCATTATGAGAATAGAAGTTACCATCTTTTACTAACTGTCTCCATCCTGGAGGTGTTTTGATAGGTCTTCCAGAATCATGATCTTGTGAGAACTGTAGACGACCCCATTCCATATTGAATTCAACATCTCTGTGAATTCTTTCTTCTAGAATAGATTCCATCTTAGTAAGATATGTACCAGCCATTACTCTAGTACTCTTTCCACCTTTACCTTTGTTTCCAAGGTTCTTAGTTTCAGAGTAATACATATACCCTACTCCTAGAGCTTCTCCATTGTGAGAGCTTGTACCATCAGAGTAAGACATACCAGATGCAGAACCACCTTGTCTACAACCCATCTCTAGTCTGATAAATTTATCAGTAACTTCTACTTTTCTAGCAAATGCACCAACTACAGATTGTAGTTCAAACATTTGATTAAAAATAGGAGCTGAATATTTTGTGTTAAGTTCTGTTGCTACTTGTGTAGTTGCATCAATAACTTTTCTACCTGGCATTAGGTATTTGATATCTATCCATGAACTTGGATCTCCATCTTGTAGTTCTACTACATAGTGATAATTATTATCAGATACTCTTTTACCATGTCCTATAATTTTCATCATAGGTGCATCAGAACTTTCAGTTTTAAGTACTGTAGGCTCATGTACATGTGGAGTATCAAGTCCAATCATAAAGGATAGCCCAGCTCTACCTGGTTTACTGTCTAGGGGTACTAGAACATCAGTAATAGTAAATGCTGTCTCAGTCTCACTAATCAAAGCCCACTTATAATCATCAACTCCTGGACGGAGTGTATGTACGTTATTATTTCCTTTAGTCATGTAAAGGAATTTTTTATTAAGTAAATGTGACCCAGGTTTAGATGAAAACAGTTGTGCTCCTCTCACACCGAAGTTGTGAGGACCATACTTTTTAAACATCTGCGCATGTGAGAATGAGTCCTGAAATGAACCTCCAAGAGTTTCTCTTCGTGTAAACTCCAATGCGGTTTTTCTAAATGTACTCATTTTTTATTTATTTATATTAAGGATTAACAAATTGAACATCATCCATTGGGCTAGACTTTCCTTTAGCTTTTTGACCATTTTGTGTCGTTGAACTATAGTTTTGCCTAATGGAGTTGTCTTTTAATTTTTCTACCTGCTTAGAAGCTGCTACTTTTGCAAACTCGGTCAGGTCAAATGTTTTTGTCTTTGAATCATAGTACTGGCTTAATGTTATTAATTGTACTAATGCTTCTGGATTCGTAAATGCTTCTGTAAATCTATCTACATATGCATTACTTCTATAATTAGCTTTTATAGCTTCTTTTGTTCTTTTTGGGTATTTATTATTATCTATATTATCATATAAATGATTAGTAAATTCCCTTTGTGCAGCTTCTAGCTCCATCTGTTCTTGTCTCTGAGCTTCTAATACTTTGTCTGGATCCTGTGCAGTACCCTTAACATATTTATTAGCTAGTTCTTTTAAAGCTTCCCCTTCGTAGTCTTTGGACTCTAAAAGGTCAATATTAGATTCGATCATATCATCATCAAATCCTTGAGACTTTAATTGTGCAGTAATTATGTCTTTTGCTGCACTTATTGAATCAACTTCAGTTGGTTGACTGTAAAGGTTTAGAAATCCTTGGATATCATCATCATCAAGGTCGTGACCTTTATTCATGATAAATTCCATTATCTGCTTACCTTTAGGGTTAGTATTAGATAGAATATCATTCTTTACATTTTCTGGAATCTCATCAAAGATTTCATCTAATTTATCAAATGTTCCATCCCAGTCCTCCCTTTCGGATATAAAACCTTTATCTATTAAAGTCTTATATGTACCAACAGCAGTAGGATCTTCATTAACTGCAATTTCTTCTTCTACTTCTGCATCTTCTACATCTTCTGTAGAGGAAATACTATCTTCTTCTATAGTATCTTCCTTTTCTGTAGAACTATCTACATCACCATCCTTGTAAAAGTCAGGGTCTGTTATTACTTCTACATCTTCATTGTCTAATAGGTCATCCACTAGTGGAATCTCAAACGTATTTTCCATAATTTTTCTTTTTATGTTTTATAAATATAATATAATATGTTGAAACTTCAAAATGTATACTAGACACTATTTGAAGTTCCAAACATATTTAACTTTTAGTAAAATTAATTACTATTTTGAGTAGATTTAGATGCTGCTATTTTCTCTTTACTAGCAATATCTTTTTCTTTAATCTCCTTTTCACTCCTAAGTTTAGATTCTTTGATATCCATATCACGGTCTTTAATATCTAACTCTCTACTTTTAATCTCTGCATCTTGACCTAACTTTAATACTTCCATGTAATCAGGCACTCCATCATTGTCAGCATCTTTATCTTCAGATCTAGCTGTATTATTCATAGCAGCTATTTTCTCACTAGATGCATTACGCATACCCATTAACTGTATTTCGTGAGCTTGTGCATCTTCTACTTGTTCTTTCTGCATCTGTGCCATCTTCTCTTGAGATTGGATACTAGCTTCTTGATTTGCTTGCATTCTATCTTGTTGCTTTTTAATTTCTAACTGAATTAACTTATGTGTCTCTTCTGCAGACTGTCCTGATGTAATAGACTTCAGTAACATTGATACTGATTCCATACCATCTGGGTTTTGAGAAAAAGCTTGAGAGTTCTGCTTCATATAGTTCTGATACTCTATGTTATTACCTGTATTAGTACAGAATACCATAGTATTTAGCATTTCTACAGATTTATTAGTTATTTTAAATAACTCTCTAGTACCATCTTCAAGTAAGTACTCTAATGAATGTTCTTCTTTATCTTCTAGTAATACTCTCTCTGCATAAGTTCTAAAGTTACCTAAGTAGTCATTAAATACATCTGCCCATACTTGAGAGTGTGCAAAAAACAATGGCTCAGTAATATGGTGAGATTGAGCAATAGCTTGTTGGTTATCAGATACATTTGAATTAGAACTAAATGCAGCTTGTCTTTGTGGACTTATTCCCATAGACATAGACATTTCTCTTTCTAATAACTCTAATAACTGCTGTAGAAGATATATTTCATTAGCAGTAGATAACATCATACCATGTCCTCCAGGTGTTCTTTGAGGATTAGGTAACCCAGATACTCCTACTTGAGATCCAGAATAAAAGTTCTTACCTAAATATCTTTGGTAAACTAGTGCTACCTTTAGAGGATCATTAATAATCTCTCCATCAACATCTTTACCTAAAGACTCTGGTATTTGATCAATATCTATATTTTGTACATACCCTTCATACTTTGCTAACTCTCTATTCTGTATATTCTTTACAAACAAGTACTGCATATATAATGGCAATGCTCGTTCAAATAAAGATACTGAATCTGCATTCCTAGCTGTTAAAACAATTCCTTTAGTAGATAAAGAAAAATTAGCATAAGGATTTTCTAAGTTGGTAGTTTGGTAAGGTACTTCTCTATATCTTAAATACTTATCAGAGTCTAATCTAGTTATTTCATATTTTCTTGGTATCCAGATCTCCTCTGCTGTATATTCAGAATCATCATCCATCCATACATACTTAGAAGTCTTATGTCCAAATTTATTAGTAAACTTTACTTTCTCTGCAGTTTTAGGAATCTCAAAGTCATTTCTTACTAGTAAAGTAAGCTTCTCTCCTAATTCATTAATATAACTCATAAAGTACACAGGCTTAAACGCCTTGAACTCAAACCTAGTCCTAGTAACTAACTGATTTTCTCTTAAATTTTGACTTTGATATAACCCATCAGATCTCTTTTGATTTGCTATATTTTCATCATATAACTCTTCTAAATAGTCATAGTCTTTTTCATACCCTTGGATACTTCTAGACCCTACACCTAATGAATTTCTTTTGTCTCTAATTGAACTAGATATAAATGAATACTCTTCTATCTCTTTATCAGAAAGATCATCTATGTACTCTTCTATTACTTGAGCTGGAGAAAGAGTATCTATATGTGCAATCCAATCTCCTTTGTGTATCTTAGGCTCATTAGGAGATTTATGAAACTTAGTGCTTAAAGGATTCCATACTTCTACTACAGGTACTCCATGTTTCCATCCTGAGTGAACAAAGAACCTATCATTTATAATTAAATCTGCAATTGTATCAAGCTCCTTTGCTTTAGTCTCTTGAGTGGTCTTACAGAATTTTAAAGCATGCGAGTAAAATATTTCCCATTCAGATGTAAAGTTTTTTAATCTAATATCTGCTGGCTCTTCTTGTGTCCGCAGCTCTTGGATCATTTTTTCAATCTCAGTAGGTGGCATACCTTCCATACGTGCCTGCATCTCCTGTATCTTAATCTGTACCCTTTCCTCTACAGATGCACTTATAGCAGCTAATAACTGCTCATTTTTATCTTTAATTGCTTTAGCAGAAAGAATCATAACCTTGAAATCCTCTACCCTTTTTAGTTTCTCACCTTTTAGAATGTTAACTAGGTTATGCAATTTAGGGTAAGATACTAACTCTTCCTCTATGTTAAAGTCTGAATAGACTCCTAAAGGATTACAAACTTTCTTTGTCTCCTCTTTTATGCTTGACAAATCTCCATTGTAAATCTGGTAATTCTTATGGAGTCTGTTGTAGTCTTCTATATATGCGTCTTTATAAGGGACGGAGTACTCCATGTAATCTATATACCAGTCCTTAACTTTCTTAGAATCTGGTACTTTTAAATTTAGCGGTATATTCGCTGTATTAAATGCTCTCATTATTTAGTATATAATTTGTGTTTAAAAGTAACTCATAAGATGCAAATGCATTCTTTAAGGATTGAACTACTACTGGAGTAGGATCTATAATACCTTCTTTTAAAAGATTACATGGGTTCTTAGTAAGCACATTGACTTCTTCAATAGTCTGGTCTAACTCTGCATTACTTTTAATCTGGAATGCTGGAGAGAAACATATATCCTCAATCTGAGAGCCTTTTGCGGCTTCAGCTAGTGCGATACCCCCTCCTTTTACATATCCTCCCTCTATGGCTGTCTGTACAGCTCCTAGAGCATCTTCTATTCTATCAAACTCTTCTTGTCTGTTCTTTTCTGTTATTCCTCCTACATATATAATAGCAGTGGAACCTCTTAGTTTATTTATTCTTACTTCAGCAAATCTTACTTCATGGTCTTCTATATACCCATCGAATGAATCTTCTACTTCTTTGATTCTCTCATCTATACCTTCTTTGCTCTCTGTGAAGATAGTAAATGCTACTGGAGTAATAACTATTTTATCTACTAGCCACTTTTCATTTCTAAGAGCTTCTATATCTCTAAAATTCTCTTTTTGATTTCTACCCCAACCTGGAGCACTTACCAAACAAGCTTTTAATCCCTTAGACATATTTGCAGCTATAGTAGATATTACTGCATTAGAAAAATTAGGTGAAATTATTACTAAAGGTGCTCCCATAGCATTGGCAGCTTTTATAGCTTCCGTATATGTAGTATGGTCTGAACTTTTATTTTCATCTATAATAACTAATGCATTCTCAAATATACAGTATCCATTACGTTGATTTTTAAACCTCTCAGAAATATATCCTGTATTACCTATAAATTCAACTCCTCTAGCAACTTCATAATATGTTTCTGTAGAATCTTCGTCTTCTTCTAAAGTAACTCTAGACTCTAATCCTACTTGCTCATATACAGTTTTAAGTATTTGTCCTACTTCTTTAGAATTACCAGACGTAGAGGCTATAGATTCTAATTCATCTAGAGTCTTTAACTCTTTAGAACTTGACTCTACTTTGGAAATAACTGTTTCTATATCTTCCTTTAATTTAGATACATACTCCCTTGTATTAGTAGGAATATCTCTATTAGCCATTGCTCGTAGTAATACTGAAGTTGCAGTTGTACCATCCCCACAGTCTTCTACTGTTTTTTTAGCAGAATTAATAACTAACTGTGCACCTATATTTTCTACAGGATCTCTTAGTATAATTTCTTCTGCTACTGATACTCCATCTTTTGTAAACCTAGATTCTCCATTCTTGTTTATAAGTACATACTTACCATGTGCTCCCATTGTGGAGGCTACTACATCTGCAGCTTTAGATAAGCCTGTTAATACCTTTTCCTTTGTGTCTATTATTCTTGTCATGTATTGCGCTATTTGTTGATAAAAACTGTAATCTGTTTGTTTCTTTTTGTTTTCTAATTTGAGTCATATAGGACTCTTGTTCTGAAATAAATGTAGGTACTAAAATTAAAGATGATACTGCATCAAAGTTACCATTCAATGTAAACTGTGCTATTTGTCTAATTAAAAATATACAAGGTATAGTCTCAATTAATTTATTTGTACCATTACTCCTAACTACATCTGATAATAAAAAATCATTAGTATCATCTACCATAGTTAATTTACCTATTGCTCCTCTAGCTCCAACCATATATCCAAATTGAGTAACATTTTTTTCGTATATGCCATCTCCCTTTGCATGCTGTGGTCTTAAAGCTAGTAAATGTAGTTTCCCTTTCTTCTCGAAATAAGACCTACAGTACTCTCCTCTGTTTGCTTCATATGCTAGTCCCCTAAAGGGATTGCCGTAGAAAGCTAATAACTTCTCTAAATTTTGATAATATGCTTTTTTTCCTCCTTTTGGCTTTCCTATATATGAACATACTAATTGACTTCCATCATGTGTTACTGAATATTTAGGATTTAAAAATCCATAGGTTACCCCTAATGAAGCCCCGTCTTCTTGGTTATCTGATACATATGGATCATGTACAAAGAAATACATATCATTAGGTACAACTCCTCTAATCTCTTGTGGAGTCTGATACATCATTATTTCTCCATCCATCCTTTCCATATCCTTCCTAATTGGAAAATCATAGAAAGGCTGTGGATTATGTACTATATCATAAGTAACTCCATTCTGTTTTGAAGTATCCCATCTTAAATCTATAGCAGTACCTATGGTTTGGTATAACTTCTTATCCATTAAATGCCTCTCTCTATCTATAGCTTCTTCATAAGGTAAAAGATACTGAGCATCTGTTACCCACATATGAGATGGTATATCAGGATAATTCATACAGTACATCCTAAGAGTCTTAGGGTTTGCAGATTCTCCTGCTGCTAAATACCCTTTTAACCAATGCTCTCTCGCTGCTTTAACATCTGTATTTCCATTTACATCTTTAAATTGCCTATACGTCATATACGCAGGTATAAAGAATCCTAGATCTCCAGTGCCTTCCCATACATCAGGATAAGCTACTAGGTTAAATTCATGAGGAGTAGTAAACATCTCTTTTGAAGGTAATACTAGTTCTGCATTACCAGATGTTCCTAAGAAAGATTGTACTCCAAATTGAACTCCATTTCTCATTACTGTGGCTCTATTTGAGTTCCACAACATTATAAGTAATATAGTTAAACCTTTTTCCTCTACTGTAGATACATTATATCTACCTCCAGCTCCTGCTTCTGCTCCTGCTTTCTTATTTGAAGAGTAAGATACATGAAACATTCTTGTTCCTGTTCCAAATCCATCTACCCATCTACCATTAATCTTCTTCTCGTACTTATGTACCCAACCTCCTTTTTGCTTGTTACCTGCGTTAGTTGGTCCATTCATATCCCTATAAAAAGGATTAGGAGTCCAGTCAGAGTCTCCCTGTTGTCCCCATGCTCCTAGCTTAGGGTTAATAGCAAACTCATTCATTGCATCTACTACTTTCTGTACAAGTTCTCCTGACTTATCAGTATCTCCTGAACCTATACAAGTCTCAACCTTTTGTACTTGATCTATAATATACTCTGTAGCCCCATCAAAAGTTAAAGTATATAGTTGGACTGCAACAGCTTCAAAGAAACTCTTACCTCCACCCCTACTGTTGTGATCTTTGTTACCATCAGCAAGCATATACAAATGATCTTTATCAACTTCTACTCCATAGAACTTTTCAGGAGGTAATACTTGAGTTGTAAATGTATTTCTATGGAATTTTTCTCTAATTCCTGTTGCTTTTTTATAACTTAATTTCACTGGAATAGAATTAATATCTCCTATAATTCTTAAGTTATATTTTAAAGAATCAGTAATACCAGTTTTACTAGGTTTATTTATCTCTGCTCTAAATCCACAGGATCTTGCTAACTCTTGCGTTTGGGTTAATAAATCTAAATCTACAGACGTAATTGTATATCTATTTGATTTTTTTTCGTAACATCCATCAGAATCAATATACCCTGCTAATAATTTTAATCTATTATCTAAACTATTAATAAGATACTCATTAGGTATGTGTTTGTTATTTCTAAAAGTTTTAGCCCAATAATTTCCTTTACCTGATAAATTAGAATCTGTTAATCTAAATCTAGTTGTAAAACCATTTGATAAACCGTTTTTAGATACGGAAGTAGTATATGACAAATTATCTTTAGAGTTACAATATTCTAATAACCAATTTAAAATTTCTTTATCTTTACCTTGATTAATACATATTAATTTCTCTCTTTTAAACCCATCTCCTAACCATAGTCCTATAAAGTAAGGGTCTAAAACTAAAGGTACTTCAGGATATTCAATTTTATTTCTATCTATTATTTCTATAAATGATTTTTTAGAATCTGATTTGTTTAAATATTCCCAAACAGGTAAATCATATTCTAATTTTTCATTTGTATGTTTATTAGTTTCCCTAACTCTAAGAATATGATTTGGAGTTATTTTAAAAGCGTCTCCATATTTAGGAGTAATTTTAACCATAACATTCTCTCCAGTTAATATTTCATTAACTTCTCTTGGAGAACTATCGGGACCCATTAAAGCATCCCCAATTTTTATATCAAATACTTCTTTAACAGAACCATCATACATTCTAAATTTACTATCTTTAGCATGACAACCCATAGTATCTTTATTCTTTGCATCATTTTGAAACAAAGGTCTACCTAAAGGCTTCTCTGCAATTCTTCTTAAATTCTTTCTTGGTGTTAGATATTCCTTTAAATTACCATTATTATTTATAAGGTTAAGAACTGCAGTTCTTTGGGAATCTCCCATTTTCTCTATCTCTTCTGTGGTAGGTAATCCTTTCTCATTGAATTTGAACCACATGTTATCTGAGGTATATTCATCGTCATCTATATACCCAGAAAAACCCCTAGCTTCCCAAAACATAAAAGCTTGTTCAAACTCTAAGTCCTGGATTAGGGGTTTAATTTTTTCAGTTACTTTTGTAAACTTGTCTGTATCTACAATTATACCAAACTTACCATAGAAATATAAACAACCTGGCATATGCATCCATCCTCCAAATTGTCTTTCCCACCTGCCTTCTATACAGTACTTCTTCTCTTGCTTCCAATACTCTACATATCTAGGATCTTGTGGGTGGAATATCTTTACCTCATCTAGATTAAATTCTTTTATATTATCTATCTTTATCCAGTCAGGCTGCCCACAATTCCAATGTTTATATTCTTTCATACGTTTTTCATACGTTATATTATTGTGGCTTAGATAGGAGTCGAACCTATATCTTCCTACTTAAAAGGTAGGGCTCTTCCAGTTGAGCTACTAAGCCAAAACGCAGGAGAGCTTCGAGCCTCTCCTGCTATTCACCTATTAAGTTGTTTGAATTTACAGATAGTACAACCAGAAACTATCCTGCACGAATGTATTTCTTAAGTACTATAATTGTCTGTAATCCAAATATATATGTCTGACATTTCTAAACTTGTAGGACCTGGTATCTGCTTTTTATCTACAAAAAACATAGGTATACCTACTAAATTACCCATAATATATCCTCTATCTTTTAAATCTCCTAGGTTTCTATGTAGATGTTCTTTAGCTCCTAAGTCATGGTAAGTCATATTTGCACCCATTTGATAAGCTACTTTAGATATATTATCTTTAGTATTCTTACATGGTACACACCATTTAGCTCCAGCCAACTCTATTTCTTTCATATATACTGTGATTTTACTGCTAAAAAACTACACTCTTCTAACTTTTCTAAAGCCCTAATTATATAATCTACTTTAACCATAGTGTTTGCTTGAGCATCCATATCTTGGTCTTTCATATCTAAAGTAGAACTTTCCATTATGTCAGCCCATGAGTCAGCTAACTTAGCAGTATTGTATTTAATCTCAGATACTATATCATCTGGGGGTACATCATAAGATACTCCATATATCCTTTCCCCATATGTTTTATCTAATTCATCACTCATCTATCTCATCTTTTATTAATTCAATTAAATCACTCATTCGTCTGGAATAGTAGTTTTCAAAAGATTCATCTATATTACTCTTCTTATATACTACATATAATGTATTCCTCATTCTCTTTGATAAGGTCTGTCCAAATGAAGCATCTGACTTCATATTATCTAAATCAGATAACTCCTTTGCTGTAAATGCTTCTGGCTTTAATCCTATGTAACAGAATTTACTCATGGTAAATATTGCTGCCATTTTTTCTGGACTAAGCTCTTGTGTGTGTATTGGAATAGTTAAACTACCGTCTACTAATTGTTTTATTCCTTTTAATTCTCCTGCTAGTGTTATCATTCGCTGTCTTTATGGTTTTTATAAAATACATCTAATGGTGCTACTTCTTGCTTTTGTTTCTCCATGTACCATTCATATAATCTTGGGTTGGTTACTTCTATAACAACCCCTTTACCGCTTTGTTCTATTGCATTCTTACCATAAAAATCTAAAGCTTCTTCCATCATTTTAGTAGTCATATTTCCACTCCAAGGTATTGATTTAGAAAAATGGTCTTGTATAATTGCTTGTTGATTACTATTAGTCTTCATTTTCTTAACGTATTCGCTATGTGCTTTTATCATAATGGGTATTCATATCTTTCATTATTAATTTCAACTTTCTTATTATTGTGATCAGTATATCTTATAACCTTATGTCTAGGATCTTTAAAATTACTGTTAATCCACTTTTCAAAATCTATTGGGTTATTAAATAGATATTGATTAGATCCTCCTGCTTTACTTCTACCTATAACTGTGATTTGATTATTAGTAACCCAATCTACATGTATAATAAAGTTATTTTCAGGACTCCATAGTTCATCTGTAAATCCTGTAGAATTCATTAACATAAATCCTTTTCTTTTTAATGCGCTTATTATCATGTTAATCTTTTTGCTTTAAATTAACTCCTAATCTTTCCAAATTCATTTTTAATAAATCTATATAATGATTTTTTACATAGAGAGGAGCATCTTCAATTTTATATATAAAAGAGTCTTGTTCTACGCCTTCAGAATTCCTCTCTACCATTATAATATCCTCTAATCTTAAATAGTAAGTCCTGTTACCATCTGTTATTACATTACCATTTTCTAATACTGCAATAAAATCTAAAGGAATATTAAATTTTATATCAAACCCTTCTCTGAAGCTGTCAATTTCCTTCCTCCCTTTAATTGTGCTTCCGTCTTTTCTAGTTGCCATAATACTTCTAAATCTTTTAACTCTTTAAATAATCCAGTTATAGTCTTTGATAATGCAGCTACCTGCTTTATTGTTCCAGGTATAATTCTCATCTTTCCCTCTGTATCAGGAGTATCTAAAGTAAGCTCTGTATTGTCTATAAACTCTTGATACCTCTTTATCTGGTCTTGATGTAACTTTACAGCCCTCTGTGCAAAAGACATAGTCTGGTCTGAATATTGTAACTTGCAACCCATATATAACTCAAAGTCTTTGTTGAACTTAGGAAAGAACTTGTCTTTTGCATTCTGTATCCTAGTTTCTTCAGGTAAGCTATACTGTGGGTTTATCTCCTCATCATTCTCCTCCATAAGAATAACCATCCACATATAATTACTAGATAATATTCCCCCTTCATCAGTTTCATATAACTCTGAAAAAGGACGCATAGTAATAAAATGTGGATTAGCTTTCCAACAGTTAGTATCAGGAGTCCAACCCTTAGTAGCCATTCTTAAATCCTTGAACTATCCCAGGAATATTGTCCTCCTTTGAAGCCTCCCAGTTAATATTATGTGTCTCATTTATAAAAGTCCTATAGTTCCACCCAAATAAATATTTACTAATTGTTTCCTTTGTATTAGCTATCTTATCTGATTTCCAGTTAATTTCCTGGACCATTGTTTGTCTTAACATTTGATTTAAATTTTAATATTTTTATTATATTGTCTGTAAAAGTAACCGTTATACTCCCATTCTTCTTGTAGTCTTTACTACTGTGCTTAGGTGTAAATTGTGCATTAATAGTATATCCTGTATCTGTTTTTGGATAAGAAGCTACAGTACACCCACATGAGGTCCTTACTGATTTAATCTTCTTGTCTCCTGTATACGTATATACTATTGTCTGCTTTACCGTTGCCTGGACATCTCCTAGGTCTTTAATCTCTGCATCCCACATTAATAACAAGGCTTTTCATCAGGAGAATATGTGCGCTTTGGACATGGCTTAGATGAAAGTAACATCAAATTAGTGTTACACCCACATTCTAAACATACTCCATTCTCTAAACACTCCTTAGCTCCTAATCGTTTATTAATATATTTACTATGACCTATAGGCACTCCTGTTAACTTCATAATCAACCAGTTTAAACACCCCTGTATAAAATACAAGACGTTAATAGGATTATGCCAAGCATATTTTATTTTACTCCACATGAAAATAATAATTGTGAAACAGGGATTAAAAAGTAGCCATGATGCTTGTTAGCTGGATCTGTAGGCATACCCGAAAGTCCTGATTCAGGATGAATAAATGAATTCTTTAAATTTAAAGTCACATTGTCAGCATCCCCAGTAGGTGTAATACCTATCATAGCCTGACTAATAATTAACTCCTCTCCTGGTACTATATCCTTCCTATCAGTCTTTAATCCAGATACCGCAACTACCTTCTGACTAAATAACCAAGGATCAGCTACAGTAGTCCAAACTCCCTTGCCCCCAGCAGTAGATACCTCTATATTTCTAGTAGGTGGTATAAATACCCCATCTTCCTCTACTGGAGATGTCTTATACGCCCTAACAAGTATGTTGTAATTAATACTCTCTAAATTATTATACATAGGATCAAAATCCTTAATGTTCTTATTATAAGTAGCTACATCCTCTACATCCTGTAACGTAAATACCTGATCCTCTACATAGGACCTCTCACTCTCATTCTCCGCTAGATTTAATCCTTCTAGCATATTGTTCTTTTTCATCGTCTTTAAATTTTAAAAATTTCTCTAATTTTATGAAGTCGGCTACCCTATTAGTTAACATACTCCTCAAAGTAGCGTAAAAGTTTCTATACACATACTCCACTAATTCAACAGGATAACCTGTCTCTTTACTAGTCATAGTAATAATCGTCTCTTGGCTCGTAAGTCGCATAACTCTCTAATCTAGTCTCTGATTCTTCCTCTACCCTTATCTGTAAACCATGGTAATGGTCAATCTCATCTAAAAAATCAACCCCCATCTCATCCTTAAAGGATAAGTAATCATAATGATTCATAATTAACATCTCAGGGATCGCACCATGCTCTAACTGATAAACTCTGTATAAGTCATCAATGTTGTCTCTAATACTCATTTTCTTTAATCTTCATTGGTAATACTAATTTAATCTCTCTCTTTTGGTCCACTAAATGCACTAAAGGCGCAAATAACTTAGATAAACTACCGTCCTCGTTAATTATCTCCTTCTTTATTAACTGACTCCTAACATTTGATATATGCTGCTTACTCATGTACAACTCCTTATTCATAATGTCTAATATGCCACTACCCTTGCATTTAAAAGAAGTACCCTTAGACATCATATAAGATACCATATCCAACTGCTTAGTAGTTAATATACCCTGGGACTCATTTAATATAAGTAAAAAATACCTGTAAAATTGTAACTCACTAACATCCTTGCTAGTCTTGTCACTTAACCGCTTGTTTAATAAATTTAATTCCATAATCTTATATTTTTTGTTCTTAACTAAACTCAAGAATCCCCCTAAAAATTTTTATCTTTTTTGAGATCTAATTTCTTAAATCCGATATTAACCTGTAATTTCCACTTACTGTACGTTAGAACTTAATCCTACACCCACAGAGGTACTTCTATATCAACCCTTAGTATTATTCCTCCCTAAGTATTATATACAGGCAATTTTTGTTATTATTGGGGACATCTTAGCCATTATGTTCCTCTATTATCTCAAGAGCATAGCCTACAACCCAACTTCTGATCTTGTGCTTTCTATAAGGATAGATGCTATTAACCAAGATGTAATTAGTAGTTGAACTAATATAACAGATGTAAATATAAAACAAACATTTGACATATGCAAGTTTTTAAGCAATTATTTTTAAAAAAAATTAATTAACCGTAAAGTCAATAACCACCTAGGGTATAGCTTATTATATGAGAATAAATTAATGGAAATCTAAATTTAATTATTTGTAAATTAGAAAAATAGCCGAAATAGTCGCCTAAAATATACCCTCCGCTGTTTTTTACGTGTTTTCCAGCGACATATAGTATAAACCAAACCCCCCCCATCCATCCATCCAATCCCTATAGTAACCCCCTTGGATGGATAAGAAAAAAAAAAAAATTTTTAAAAAAAACCAAATCGCTAGGGAAACTTGGGTTCATGTATAACAAACAATAGCCCATTGCTAATTACTAGCGAGGATGACCCCTGAGGTCATATTGCATTTACAAATTACTAAATACAACAACTATGACACTTTCTGAAATCAAAGCAAAATTAGACATTACTTCATTTGGCACTAAGCCTGAGCTTGACCGTGAAACAGGTAAGCCTAACGGCTATCAGTCTCAGTGGATTAACGAGACTAGGACTCGAATCAGCTTTAACGCTGAGTCTTTCGCCAAAAGACTAGTGCCTAACGGTGACAAGTTCGAGCTTCGCACTAAAGTTGTGGTAGCGCAACCTAAAAAAGTTCCGAACCAGACTACTGGCGAAATGGAAGTCGTCCAAGGGACTTCGTACACCAACCACCACGTGGTCTGGGAGGACAGCGTCACTAACTTCTAGTGGCTAGAACTCTACCCTTAAACGGGTAGGGTTCACCCTCAAATTTTGCTATGGAATAGCAAAATTCTACACATGTAAATTGCAAATGGCAATAAACCATGAGGTTGTAATAAGCCTCACCAGTATTAGCTAGTGGAGTATTATGCTTACATTCTATGTAGGTATTAATACTTAGACTAAGCTAAAAGGCATTGAAATCTTGATCTATAGAGGGTCATAACATTAACTACTAAATACTATACTATGTTCGTAAGTATATATGGGGTCTTAATGACTCAAGATTCAGCGAACAGCTACGATTTTAAGTAGTTGTTCATAAGTGCGCTAGTTAGGTAGCAGATAGAGGTTCGAGTCCTTCAGCACTTACAAATTTAATATACTATAACCTACCAACATTGGAAAAGTGGAACATACAACAAAATATATACCACATCTAAAATTAAGTATGCGTAGTAACCATGAGGTTTGGTTATAGTATTATACACACTCCTGTAGATATTGGGAGGAAAACGGAGTTGGGTAAGCACTGATCAGCTTGTGTACCTTTATCTACGTCTTATGCAGGTTGCAGAAATTCAGTACTCTAGTAGTATTGACTGGTAATTGCATAAGACATTGAGTGTATTATTACTTATACATTGGAGATAATACATGGGAATCCATGAATCCAAAGCATAAATGGAGTTAATCTAATAGGCTGAAAGTCCCTATTGATGCGCCAATGTATAAGCTTTCAAGTAAGCTGCATTAACATGTAGACTAGGTAGACAGACGAAGGTCGTGACCTATTTTATGAATTAGCAGGTGAAACCTACCACCTAATTGACTCAATTGAAGACTTAAACCCTTCATAAGCAATTAAATGAAGAGTGAATATAAATTACTTGAGTGTGTTTGTTAGAAACATAATTAAAAATGAGTTTGAAAATAATATCGCTTAGATTCTCATATCTAGTATATAAATCATTCAAGTGTATCAACTGTATTGTAATATGTTGATAGAATATAAATAGTGAGCTGATTAGTTTACACACTTAGGAGTTTACAGCAAGTAGATAAAGGTGCAGACGCATAGGGAATAACATTACATAAACCCTGTTTAAGACCTGTAATTTTAATGTATCTACGTGACCATTATAATAGTGCAATAGGCTTGTTCAATGACTAGGATTCAGCTATTATGATGGTGCTAACACAAACAATGTTTCCAAGAGTGTTCAAGTGTATACTCTCTCTTTACGTGCGAGGTTAATAATAACAAAGTCATAAGTCCAGAACTGACTCTTTACTGAGAGGTTCAATGGTATAATATAAAATGCAGGGAACATCCTGAAGTTATTATTAATTGTGGTTCAAGTCCACAGGAGTATATTTTTTTTAATCATTAAATAAATAACAATGCAAACTATAATTAACAATATTATCAACAATGATGAATTATGTATTAAACTAGGTTTAGAACCTGGCAATGGTGTAATTCCTGCTTTATATTCTTTACTATGTAAAGTTAAAGAGTCTATATGGTTTAATGCTCAGGTTACATATGAAATTAATACTGATTATTGGCATCCTGTTATATATTTCAACAATGGAATAGAAATTATTGATTTTAATAGCTATACCAGTGCTGTTCAGTTTATGCGTAAGCATAGATTAATGGATCAGTATGGAGAAGTAGAGTTAGATATTGATTCTATACTTGAACCATTGAAGGCAGATGAGGACGCAATGGTAGAAGCAATGATAGAGATACAAGAGTTAGAAACTTAATCTTTAGAGCAACAAGAGTTTTTTGATCATTCTACAGAAGATAAATGCATAGGATAGCTCCTATGATAGTGTGGTGTCGCACGAACATAAGCTATGTAGTGTAGTAGACCTGAGTTAATAGTAAGTTCCTGTAACAAGAAAATCTTACTAGGTATAGATACCTTTTCAATTAGTAGGTGGCGAAGCAAGTAACCATAAGATACTGGATAAACTTTAGCTCTAACTCTATTGACACGAGGACAGCAGTATTACTGTTGGGCGAATTTATTAACTAATTAAATAAAGAACAATGCAATTAATAAACAGAGATTATTTAAATCCTAATACTTTAGCTATCTTATTCTTATGCGATTATAATGGTAAGGCTATTAGGGTTAATACTATTATGCAATTCCAAGATACTTTTGTAGGTTTAGATTCATATGCAAATATCCCTAATCCTGCATCTCATTTAGTGTGTGGACCTACGCAAGCTGCTATGCTTGAAGAATTAAACGCTTTAGAAACAATTTTCAATACTCACGAGCATATAGCTCAATTAAACGCAACAATATGATAAAATCAATCTTTAAACACACTGCAATAGGTTTAAGTATTGCAACTGCTTTTACTTTACTAGGATTAGCAGTAACTGGTATAGCTCTTATTATACTAGGATATCCTGTCACTTAAAATAACTAACAATGGCTATAATCAAGCAAAAACTTGCAGATATAATAAAACACTGGATAAGCTTGGATAAATCTTTAGCTGATAACGATGCTAGGCTTATAGCTAACGTACTATATGGTCAGTTAGGTACATTAGGATATGATGTACCTAACATGACTGCTATGGAGCTTTTAAAAGTTATTAGTAGTACTAATTTATACTCACCTACTACTATAAGTAGAAATAGAAGAAAAGTACAAGAACAATATCCTGAGTATAGAGGTAACAAGTATAATGAAAGACATGGCCTAGCTGAGAAGGTTAGGACTACTATTAAAAACATTAAAATATAACAATCATGAAAGAATTATTAAAATTTTATATAGGAGGATCTATTTTAAGTATAATAGGACTTATTGTAATGTATATGTTACTACATTATTTACCAGTAACTTTAGCTCCTGAACAATGTGAAATAATAACAAGAGAACAATTAATAATAGATATTTTATATATATTATTAATTTCATTTGCATCACCATTACTAGTATGTTTGGTTATAGGTATAACCGAGGCGTGGACATGGGTAACCCTTAAATATAATTTTAAAATGCCAAATTGGGTATCTAAAGCTGATAATTACCTAGAGTCTTTTACATCTCCACGTGCTGAAAAAATATTAATAGGTGTAACAGTAATATTATCTATTGCAGCCTCAATGTTAGTAGGATATGTAATATTAGAACAATATCTTTGTTGGTAAAAAATAACTAATCATGAATAAACAAACTGAAGAGCTTTTAGGAGCCATAGGAGTAGTTATAGCAGGCTTAGTAGCATTTATACTATTATTTGTTGTTTTAGGAATCATAAGCACTATAGGTAGTAATATACTTACCTTATGTTTACAATATACACTACCAATTGCTGTAGTTGTATATTTAGTATGGATTTTTAAGCAAAAGAGAGATTAATTATTGGGGTAATTAATATTTAGGTGTCACGCTGGACATCTTTATCAAATAGAGCGCAAGAGAATTAACTCTGAAAGAAAGCTGGGTAGCTTTCATTTTTTATAACCTTAAAATAAAATAAGATGATCTTACGAAAAACAGTACGGACTGCATTTATAGCAATATCTATCGCATTAATACTAGGCTTTTGCTTAATAGTAGCATTAGGACTAGTTGAATTACTATCTAGTAATGCTAGTTTCCTAGTAAACAACGTCATATTTTTCCCATTTGGAATAATTATGATCTGTTTAATAGGTTATTTACTTAACCTATTAGAAAAATAACATTACCATAGGAGAAGGAATACAAGGGAAAGAAGATTATTTCACTTACAACAATATACTAGGAATATAAAAACACAGTACATATGGAATGTTTTAAAGTAATGGTAGTAGGACTACTATCATTTGTATTAATGCTCATTGTAATAGGCTGGATTAGTCTATTACAATGGGATACATTAACAATGATCATGGAATATACATTGCCGATAGTTGCACTTGTATATATTTATAAACTTTACAAATTAAAAGAATGAAAAAATTATCAATAATGCTAATTGCAGCATTAACAATAGGATCATGTTCTACAGATAGCATACCTTCAACAGACCAAGTATTAACTCCATGTATAACAGAATATACAGTAGCATCTTGTAATAATGGAGGTAGTTTTGGTGGACTAGGAGATGTAAGGTCTATGATATTCTCTATTGAGAATATAAATGACGATGAAGTATGTGGACCTGTAACAGTATTACTTATACTACCTGATACTGATTTATTACAAGCTAGCATACCTGAAGTATCTAATACAATAGATATTTGTGGATTTATATTACCTACTAATAATGAAGATTGGGATTACACTTATGTAGGAGGAAATTTAGTCTATCTAGTAAGTAATACTGATATAATAGGTAGTTCTATAATAGAAATTTCTTTTGAATGTATAGAATATGTTCAAAATGAAACTACTCAATTTTTAGGTACTATTATAATGGGATCAGGTGGGGACACTAATCCAAACAATAACACTTTTCAATATACATTTGTATTAAACTAAAAAAGAATGAAAAAATTAAAAACATTATTCGTAATAATTGCAGTTATATTAATAGCTGGATTCTATAATGCTGCATATTCTCAAAATGCACCAATGTCGTGTGTTAACATACATGATAATTTAACAGAGAGAGGAACTTTAGAGTTTCGTTTCATAGATGATGGTCATGAAGACTGTTTTTATGATAGTATGAACATTTACTCATATTTGTTATTGAGTGATGGTATAAATCCAGATACTACAGTAAATGTAGCATTTGTATACGTTAATGATAGAACAACTCCATTTTGGACTAGTAAAAGTATCATTAGCAAAGTATTATCCTCTTTAGATAGTGGTTTATCTACTCCTAGAGAGGCATTTCTATTGTATATAAAGCCAAATGCGATAGATTGTTATTAAGGTTCCAATACGTACCTAGTAAACGTATATAAGTATTATATTTTAAATTATTCAGATGAATAATAGAACGAAAGAAGAGTTATGGAGTGCAGCAAGTAACAAAGTAAAATTTGATAGATCTGTAATGAGGTTACAATCAAAATTTAGAAGTAGAAAAGATCTACTAGCTAAACTAGACGTAATTATTACACATATTTATATGGTTAAGAACCTAAGATATAATGTGTGTGGAAAATTCTCAGAGAGAGAATTAATATATGCATTAGAGGGAGTTCAAGCTTCTTTTGATAAGAATAAACCATTGAAATCATTTTAATACCTAATATAGGTATATTAATTAACATTTAAACAAAATAGTATGTATTTAGAAATCACAAATGTATCAGAGCCTAAATTATCAGAAAAGGCACAAAAAAACTACAGAGTAATTAATGTTCGTAAGAATGTAATTAGTAAATTCACAAATGCAGATGGAACAATAGCATTTGCAAAAGGTGTACCACAAACAGGAACTATTGTAGCTTGGGAAAACAGGTGGGATAATGGCATCAACGACTTAGGTTTTGATGAAAAAGAAGGTACTTTTCTTTTAGGAGATATTGTAAGAAGAAAAGTAGTACCATATAACTTCACTGATAAGACGGGAGAAGTAAGGACAGTAGAGTCCTACAAAACTGTAGTGCTTGGAGATGTAAAAGATCCAAGTTTTAGTGTAGAAGTTGATACTGCTTTTTCAAGAGCAGGGCATGAGATTGTAGAAGTTCAGACTGTATAATAATTTTGGTGACATTACTTGGAGAAGTAGTGTCACCATTTTACTAATGATACCAAACAAAAAAAGATGAATAATTTAAAAATAGGAGACAAAGTGAAGAGTGAAGAGTATAATGAAATTGGAATTTTAATTGCAATAGAAGGTGCTCAAGAAGCACAAATAGATGTAAATACAGATAAAGGTAGAATTCCTTCTATTATATACTGTAATATTCATAAATGCACTAGGTTATGAGATTAATAGCAAATTATAAAGTCGAAGGAATAAATAACTGTACTCTGGAAGACTGCATAGAATATTGTAGAGGTAAGCCAGAGTTAGGAATAGATATAGAAACTACTCCTAAATTTGAACCTGGAACATTTGATGAAACTATCTATAGAGGAGGATTAGATCCTTATCTTACAGAGATAGTTATGTTACAGATAGGAGATTTAGATGAGCAATTTATAATAGATACTAGAGATTATGATGCAATTGCATTAAAACCTTTATTAGATCTTATAAATTGGAATCATGATTTACTTTTAGTAGGTCAAAATCTTAAGTTTGAGGGTAAGCATTTTAAGCATAACTATGGCATTAGTATGCGTAAAGTATATGATACTATGCTTGCTGAGATAAGCTTGTATAACGGACTTAATATAGGTCTTAGTTTAGAAGCTATGAGTAAAAAGTATCTTAATTATAAATCACAAGATTCTTTTGATCTATTTAATCAGTTAAAAGTAATTAATACTAATCAGATATCAAAACATGATATTAATGATTCTATATCTCAATTTGAGTTAGAAGATATTAATTTCATAGACAAATCTATTAGGTTAGGTTTTCTTAAAATAGAAGATAAGCCATTTACTTATGAGCAGATTAAATATGGAGCTGAAGATGTTACAATTCCTTTAGAAGTAAAAGCCAAGCAATTAGAAGGGCATGATCTACTTGGATTTCATTTTTGTAATAAAGATAATATCAGATTTGAATCTGAATATACACAAGTAGTTGCAGACATGGAGTTAAATGGAATGCCATTTAATATACAAGTATGGGAAGAATTAGCTAAAAAGAACAAAACTATCTATTATGATAGGTTAGATATTCTAAACAAGTATGTAGTTAATAACTTTCCTAACTATGGTCAGCTATCTTTATTTAATCCAGATGGTGATTGTATTATAGATTGGAGTAGTCCTAAGCAAGTAATAGCTTTGTTTAGAGACTTAGGAATATGTGATAAAGAGAAGAGTAAGCAAACTAAACGAATGGAATGGTCTGTAGGTGCTAAAGCAGTACTATCAAGTTCTCCATTTAAAAAGAATTACCTTACAGATACAGACATAGAGATCCAATGCTTAGATAGCCTTAAAATGGCTTACTTACTAGTTAGGAAGTCACAAATGAATATAACTACCTATGGTGTTGATTTTTTAAAGTATGTACATCCTATTACTAAGAGGTTACATCCTAATTACAGACAGCATTTGATAAGTAGTAGAACAGCAACTACTAAACCTAATTTATTAGCTGTACCTAGTACACATAGAGATGCATTTCATGCTGGAGATGAATATTTAGTAGTAAATGATTATTCGAGTCAAGAAAGTCATGTTATTGCAGGATTATCTCAAGATCCATCCTTATTAGATTTCTTTAATAATGGTCATGAGTTATTTGGATCTGATTTTCATAGTTATACTGCTCAATTAGTAGGTGAAGTTAGTGATATCAATTTTAAGATATATCCTGATAGTCATCCTGATTATGAAAAATGGATGAAAGGTACAAGACAGAATACTAAATCTATTAATTTTGGTTTAGCATATGGCATAACAGCTATATCATTATCTAAGCAATTAGGTATCTCCCAAGAGGAAGCAGAGCATTTAGTAACTGATTATTTCTCAGCATTTCCTGAGTTAGAATCATTTATTAAAGATTCTATGTCTGAAGCTTTAGCTAAGGGATATGTACTTTTTGAACCTAAATTACAAGCTATTTATATCCAAGATGGGTATGAAGACATTAAGAAAAAGGAAAGATATAATAGCAGTTTCTTCTTTACAGATGAGTATAAGAATAAATCTCAAGATCAACGAGAAAAATACAAAAGAAACTTATACAAAGATAAGCCACATATTAAAGAGAACTATACTGATATAGGTATATTTAAATCAAGACTTGGCAATAGAGGATGTAATCTTAAAATACAAGGTACATCAGCTAAACAGAGTAAGTATGCACAGATTAGATGTAGACGCCATTATGTAAATCATCCAGAATTAAATTGGAAATTATGTTTATTATTGCATGATGAAATCTGTAGTCAAACAGATGAAAGTAATAAAGATGAAGTATCTAAATTACAAGGAGAATATATGGTAGAAGCAGCAGAATTTTTCTGTCCTACTGTTAAATTTAAAACTTCAGGAGAAATCTCGAAGATTTGGGAACACTAAATATAAAAAAATGAGTAAAAATAACAATATTAATGTATATATTATAGGTGGAGAGTCTACATATAAAAATGCAATCCAAAATTCAATTGTAGTAGATACTTTAGAAAAAGCAGATATAGTTATATTAACAGGTGGAGCAGATGTAATGCCAGCACTATATAATGAAACTAAACACCCAACTACTAGTTATAACCCTACTAGAGATATCAATGAATGTGAAGAAATAGCTAAAGCTATAGTTTTACAGTTACCTATATTAGGTATTTGTAGAGGAGCACAGCTTGCTACAGTATATTCAGGTGGTAAGTTAATTCAAAATGTAAGAGGACAATCTTATATCCATCCTGTAACAGATACTCATTTTAAAGAAACTTATGATGTAACTAGTACTCACCATCAAATGATGTATCCTTTTAACTTAAAGAAACATCAGTACAAGATATTAGCTTTTGCATCTGAGTTAACTAAAGTATACGAAGGACTACCTCATGGATTTGAAAAGCCAGAAATTGAACCAGAAATAGTATACTATCCAGAAACTCATATGTTAGCAGTGCAAGGGCATCCTGAACATGAAGGAGCACCAGAAAGATTCAAGAGTATAGTAACTGCATATTCTCACAAATTATTAAACAACGACCTTTAAAAATATCTTATGAAATATACAAGAGAATCCAGACAGGCAGAGGCTGTACAAGCATTTAAAAATGGAGGAATATTATTAGCATCCCCTAGATTTGGAAAAACTAAAGTATGTTTAGAGACATTGCAAGGATTGCATATACTTATTGTTATTCCTAATAATGATTTAAAAATAGGTTGGATAAATGAGATTGAAAAATGGAAGTTCAATGGTACTTATAAGATTATTAATAAATCAAGTATTAAAAAGATTAAAGATGATAGCTATGATGCTATACTTATAGATGAAATAGATACTCTATCTCCTGCTAATGTAAAGCACTTAAAGCCTTATAAGAATATCCTTTATGGATGTACTGGTAGTCTAGGAGATAAAATGAAAGATCGGCTCTTACAGGACCTTAAAATGGATATAGTATATGAATATTCTATACAACAAGCCATAGATGAGAATGTAATTGCTGATTATCATATTTATATACATCAAGTAGAGTTAAATGAAACTGAAGAGTATGTAGACGTAGGTAAATGGAAGACTACGGAGTTAAAAAGTTACAATTTTTGGACAGGTAAGTTATTAGAGATTAATGGACAACTGAAAGATACTTATGATAACCCAAGATCTCTTTATAATAGAAGAACTTTAATCCAAAAGCGTATGCAAATAGGGTTAATGAGGTCTCAATATATAAGTAGGTATTTCTCTAAGCTTAAAAAAGCTAAAGATATTGTAGATTCATTAGATAGATGTATAGTATTTACATCAAGAACAGATAGAGCAGATTATTTAGGTAATGGATACCATAGCAAGTCTAAAGATGTTTTAGATAAGTTTTTATCTGGAGATTTAAATAATATTGCAGTATGTAAATACTTAAGTAGAGGGTTTACTGATCCTACTTTAAAAAAGGCAGTAATACACCACTTAACTAGTTCACAAGAAGATGCTATACAGAAGATATTAAGAACAATGAATTTAGATCCAGAAGGTACGACAGCAGAAATACATGTATGTACATATAAAGATACTCAAGATATTGTTTGGACAAAAAACGCTCTTAAATTATTTAATCAAAATAAAATAACATGGATCAATTCGTAGATGCTAATATTACAAACTTACAATCATTATTAGCCCATTTATATGGGACAAATTCTGGACAAACAGCTAAGCCTTCTTTTAAAGATTTAAAATGTACTAAAATACATGTTACTTCTGGGACATACAGGTCTATTGATGCTATATATGCTATACTATGTTCTCATATACCTAGCTATAACAAAGATAGGTTTAAAGCTGAAATATTAACGACTAAAGGGTATCATTTTCAAATATGTGAAGTAGTAAAGAATATAACTTGCTATCGTGTACTCTCACCAAACTTACAAACTAGTTTCTTTATATCAGACCTTATACAATTTAATAATTTTAGCAGAACAATAAAGACAAACTACCCATATATACCACAAATACTTAAAAAATATAATTTAGATGACATTGAATAAAGACTTAAAAGTTAAGTTTTTAGAATATGAGATTGACGTAGATGTAGGTTATAGTTGCTTAGTAGGGATTTACTTTGAATTAGATATTACAAAGTTTATTCCTACTATAGTAATTGTAAAATTAGATCATGCTAATGTTATAAATAAAAACTATGAAACTAACAAATATTACCTAAATGTGGATCTTTTTCAAGAACCTAATTTAGATTGGATAAATGATTATAGGAGCTTATTTAGGGGCATTAAGCCTGGAGCAATGGGAGATAGATCAGGTGTAATTAAGAAAATGAAGAAATTCTTAAAACAAAACAGCTATACTCCTCAGCAAATACTAGCAGCTACTAATTGGTATATCGAAAATACAGATGCTAGATATATCATGAAAGCTCACTATTTTATTGAAAAGAATGGGGACTCCGCATTAGGAGCTACCTTAGAAGAAGCCGACTTTGGCGACTTAGAAACTAATTTAACTAATAATACATTGTAACTATCTCTCTCGGAAGGAAAGTATAGAAATAATATATTATGGAAAGAATTAAAGAATTAGAAGAAGTACACATTAAGAAAGCACAAGGAATAAGAAATTATGTTCCTTTTGTTTATCCTAAACTAGCTTCAATGGTTCCAGGAGTAATTAAGGGTACACCTTATATACTTACTGCAGCTACTGGAGTTGGTAAAACTCAATTTACTAAAACTATAGGAGTAATTAATCCTATAGAATACGCTATAAAGAATGGTGTAGATTTAAAGATACTATACTATGCCTTAGAAGAGTCACTAGAAGAGTTTACAGATTCCTTACTATCTTATTTAATATTAAGAGATTCAGGAGTAACATACTCTGTCTTAGACCTTCAAGGAATTAGTGATAAAATAGTAAATTTTGAGATAGTAAGAAAAAGTGAAGAAACACTTAAACAATACCTTGAGTATATTGAAATAATAGACTATATTTACAATCCTACTGGAATAATGAAGCATGTTTATAATTTTGCAGGTATTAGAGGTAAGCATGTAAAAGTAGTCAAAGAAGGCGAAGAATACTATGACCATTATGTTCCTGATAATCCAGATGAACATGTAATAGTAGTATGTGATCACATGAGTCTATTGAATACAGAGAAAGGAAATTCTCAAATGCAAACTATATTAAAGTATAGTACAGATTATTCTAGAAAAATGTTTACTAAGAAATTCAATTATACATCAATAAAAGTACAACAACAAGCAAATGTAGGGGAAGATATAGCTCATGCAAAAGCAAATGCATTAGAGCCTAGACTTAATAACCTAGCAGATGCAAAATCTACTAAGAATGATGCAATGATTGTAATGGGAGTATTTGATCCATTTAGACATGATAACATAGTTGCTAAAAATAATTTTAGGAATATTAACTTGAAAAAGTGGGCATATGATAATGGAGTTGATTCTCTAAGATCAGTGAATATACTTAAAAATAGATATGGTAACTCTAATCAATCAATACTGTTTAAATTTAATGGAGCTAGTAACTTTTTTACAGAGTTAACAGATGAAGACAAAGAAAAATACAAATTTATTTAACAATTAAAATTAAAGAATGGCAAAGAAGATTAAAAGTATATGTATAGATACTTTAACAGCTATACAAGAACGACAGTATGTAGCTGATAAGAAGAAGCCTGGACATGATCAGTGGTTTGATTATGGTATAACTATATCTCACTTTGTAAATCAACTTACTGATTTAGGATTTGAAATAGTACTAATACTTGGAGAACCTGGCACTGGTAAAAGTTCAGGTATGAGAACATTAGAATCTGGAACTAATATATGGTATAATGCAGACAAGAAGAATCCTACTTGGTTAGGAGGTAGAGCAGAATATGGTAAGAAATTTAACCCTACTACAACTTTACACCAATTACCTGCAGCATACTCTGATATTATAGAACATATAAATGCAGGAATAGCAGCAGATATGTTTGAGGATGAGAAAGTAGCATTTATATGTGGGCATACAGAAACTTATAAATCAGGACATGAAACTAGAGTACGATTAAAGACTTTAGGTAAACTAGCTAACAAGATGCAAATAGAAGGTAATCTTGAACATGTATTATACTCTGTAGTAAGTAAGAATGATGCTACAGGAGAACCAGAGTTCTTATTAGAGACTCAAAACAATGGTAGCAATACCGCTAGAAGTAATCAAGGAATGTTAGAAGGAATTATACCAAATGACTACAACCTTATTTTAGATGCAATTATTAATTATTAAACAAACTAAACACAAACTATGATTCAAGGAATTAACACAAGTAAAGAACCAACTACTACCTTTTCTCAATACACGGGATTAGGACAAGTAACCCTGAAAAAGGTAAACCCTACTTCAGAAGAATTTGAGGCTATCACAGGATATCCTAGAAATATGACCTACAATGCGATAGGTGATAATAATTTAAAACCAGTACGCATACTAGTACATAATGAGAGTGCAGGATACCAAGTAATAGATTTCTTATTGGGCAATACTCCCCAGTTATCTAGTACTGGTAAAACTCAATTTGTTAGTACTAAAGGTAACTTCTCTTGGGGAGTAGATGAAGCAGCTATTACTTCTAATCCTAATATGGCTTGGTTTGGGGAAATCTCAAGACCAGCTTTTATAGGTGAAGAATCATTAGTATCTTTTTTCAAACAAGGATTAGGTATAGATAAAGATACTTTATTCTTAGATGAACTAGTAAATAAAGTAGGATATAATCCAGCTAATATTTATAATGGAAATGTAGTTAGTCTAGATTCTCTAGTTAAGATATTTAATGATAATGCTATGACTATGATTGTACCTTTTGGAGTAAAAGAGACAATGACTGATACAGGTGCTACTAGAAATTATCAGAATATAATTACTAAAAACAACTGTTTCTATCACATGGCTAGTATGAACTATGCTAAGAAGCAATTTAAGAAGATGTTAGCAACTCAAGAAGCTGCTGGATATCCTATTAAATTAGCTACTAGTATTGAATTTCAAGAGTTTACAGGGGAAAGTCCTGCTGTAGCTCAAGCAGATGATGCAACAGAAATCAAACCAATTACATTTTAATTAATTATTAATCATAATAAGGAAGAGGGTAACCCCTCTTTCTTATTTTTAAACTTATATATATATGATATTTAAAATTTGTATTATAGTTTTTATTATAGCAGGAGTAATATTTATGCTTTATGATAGTTATAAATTAGGTAAAAAATCTGTAGATGAAGTAGTAAAAGAAGATCCTAATTTAATACCATTGCCTGTAGTTAAAAAAAGGTCAATGAGATCTAGAAGTAAAAATAAAATTAGCCCTTATAGATATTTACCTATAACTAAAGGATTTATAATTAACAGATGTGGTCTATCACCTGGAGATTTTAAAGCTGCTTTTATAGAAGGAGATTTATCTGCCCCAGGAATGAAAGAATGTATTCAAAAACAGTTAAATGAAATAATTTCAGATTACAATAGTGAACAATTGGATCCTATTTATTTAATGTGTACTAAAAAAGCTCTAGCAGCTTATTTAGGAATTACTACTACTGCGCTTAATAAATACTTTAAAGGCGAAGGAGTTAGTTTAAACATTAAAATAGAACCTTTATTAACTTATGATGATCAATGGAATATCTCTAGACTTAGCTTACCTGCTTAGAAAATATCAAGAAGATATATTTAGTCAGTATATAGGAGGATATCCTAGCCTAACTAAAAGATATACCAGTTTATTAAGGACTCATGATACTAATGCAGGATGCAGGTTTAATTATCATAACGGAGTATTATTTTTTATAGATAATGCTACTTATAATAATAAACTTGCATTTACTGCATTTGATATAATCAAAATAAGAGAAGGTTTAAGTACTACACAAGAACTAATAGATACTGTGGTTAATACTTTTACACCTTCTCTTATTGATTATAAACCTTCAGTAGAACAGAATATTACTATTTTTACCAAAACTATACCCTTTACAGATGATAATAATATATTATCTGAATTACATTTAACTCCAGAAATATTAAATTCTGATTCAGAAATACACCTAGTAAAAGCTTATTGGACAAATACAAAGAAAGATCCTGTAATACTTAAGAATAGGTTTCACGATCCAAACAAAATACCAACCTTAGCTTTTACATTTCCAACAGGAAATACTAAATTGTATTTTAGAAATCAAGAATTTAAATGGTGGAGTAATTGTAAATATGAAATTTTCAACAGTTGTTATCTTGAAGAATTTAATGATTCTCATATATTAATTACCAAAAGCAAATTAGATGCATTAATACTATGGAAAGTATTTAATGTACAAGCTATTGGTAAACAACAAGAGTATGGAGATTTAGGGTTAGATATTAATAAATATAAGAATAAATATGTTCTATATGATAATGATAAAACAGGTATTACTCAAGGAGGATTATTAGCTAGAACGCTAAATGCAGAACAACTATTTTTACCTAAAGGTAATGATACTGCAGATTTAATAACAAAAGATTTTAAAACTTTAAAAAAATTCACAAATGATATATTATATAAAAATGAAAGATAATTTTTACCCTATATCTAATTTAGGAGGATCTACCGCAGGGTTTAATCAAGCAGGAGACGGTTGGACTTTATCAATAAATAGACGTGATGGACATACTATATCTATTGAAAAATGTGATACAGATGGTAATCTATATTCTAAAATACAAGATAATAAAGATTTTGAGTTACAACTCCCTGTAAATATAGATGAGTTAAACTTAAAAGATAATGATACTTTTAATTTAAGCATTGAAGATGCTAGATTAGCAATTCTTAAATTGCATAATTATTTTACTAACATAAATGAAATGAAATGCATTACAAAATAGGAATACTATATCCAAATAAAACTAATAAAGGAGCTTACGAAGTTAATCAAGCATATCTTACATACTTTAGTAAGTTTGGATCTTTACAATCAATAGCTCCATATGAAGGAGTTAATAAAAGTTTAGATGCAATAGTTCTTACTGGGGGTGCAGATATTAATCCTCTTAGATATGGAGAATATAGAATTGGTAGTGGAGCACCTAATGTAGAATATGATTATTTCTCACAATATATTCTTCCAGATTATATTGAGGCTAATATTCCAATAATAGGAGTTTGCCGTGGATTTCAAGACTTATATGTACATTATGGAGGCACATTAAATCAACATGTAGAACTTCCATCTAGTACTCAGGGTTCTTTTTTTACTCAACACAATAACAAAGGGAACAGAGGTAAAATAGTTGAGAACTTAAAGTTAACCCAAAAGTATAATTATTTACAATTTATTCCTGGATATACTTCAGGAGTTAATTCATTACACCATCAGACTGTAAATTTAAAAACCTTACCTAGTGAGATTAGTCCTATTGCATATTCAAAAGAGCAAAGCAATTTAGAATTATTCAGAGTAAAAGGTAAGAATATATTTGGATTCCAAGGTCATATGGAAGAGTTAGAAAATACAAAATTATTTGATTATTTAATAAAAACAACATTAGATGAAAGATTGGAAAATTGGGACTGATTATGAAATTCCTATAGCAAAAAATGGTATACCTGTATCTATAGTAGGTAAAATAGGAGGCACTAAAGATGAGCCTTTAAGTATTGGTAATGGATGTGCAAGACAAGAAGACAATGTAAATGTTGAAATTACACAACCTCCAGTAAATAATTTTGAAGAATTCATTAGTTATATTGAATATGGATTAACTACTGTAGCTGAAATGATACCTGAGTATGAGTATAGTTTTAATTCAATGTTAATATACCCAGATGAAGAGTTAAATACTGCTGAAGCTACCTTATTTGGGTGTGAAAGCAGTATGAATGTATACAAACGAGGTATGAGTACACCTGTACAATCTACAAACCCTAATTTAAGATCTGCAGGATTTCATATTCACTTTGGACATGAAAGTATTGCTGATAAAGATGAAAATACAGACATAGGTACACAAGAAAGATTAGCTAAGTTGTTTGATAAATACATTACCTTACCTTCTATTTTATTAGATCCAGAAAGAGGTCGTAGAGAATTATACGGCAGAGCAGGAGAAATAAGATTTAAAGATTACGGTATTGAATGTAGATCTTTAGGAGCTTATTTCTTATCTAGTGCTAAGTTAATTGAATGGGTATGGGAAGGTATAGAAACTTGTATACAACAACTTGAATTAGGTGAAGACTTAAATAAAGATGTTATGTATATTAGGGAAGATATAAATGAATACTCTCCTATAGAAGATATCATTAACAACTATGATGTAGAAGCAGCTAGACTATATTGTGACGAAAATAATATTAATTATTTAAAAGAAGAATCATGCAAAACATATTTGTATACGGAAGCTTAAGACCAGGGATGTATAATGCAAACCATATTAAATCTTTAAATCACATAAGTAGCCATGTTGTACATGGTTATGATTTATATTCTTTAGGATCTTACCCAGGCATTTTACAAGGTAGTAGAAGCTTAGTAGTTGACTTAATAGAAGTAAGCCAAGAAGACTACGAAGGGATCCATAGAATGGAAATAGGAGCAGGATATGCAGAAGTAGATATTACTATAGATGGAGTACAAGGTAAATTGTATCCATATATGGGATTTACCAATCCAAATAATCTAATTAAAAATGGAGATTGGGTTGATTTTATAACTAAAAAACAAAATTTATAATGTGTGGAATTTTTGGAGCTATAGGCTCAAACATAGATTTAAATAAGATTAAAATACTTGGTGTATTAAATAACGAAAGAGGTGGAGACTCTGCTGGTATTTATACTAATAAAAAATGTACAAAATCTCTTGGAGATTTTTATTCTCTTACTTTAGAATCTGAGTATCCTAAGAAAGCTAATAAGTTTGTATTAGGACATACTAGAAAAGGGTCTAGTGGTGCTAATACTGTTAAAAATGCACAGCCTCTAGTAGATGGTGACCATGTATTTGTATTAAATGGTACTATTAAAAACCAATTTGCTTTAGAAGAAATTACTGGTATATCTGGTGACCTTGGAAGTAATGATACTAGTTACCTATTAAAGTTAATGAAAGAAGGTAATACTGAATTTCTACAATATTATACTGGTGGAGCAACTTTTGTATATAGGCACAAAACTTCTACAACTTTTTGGATTGGTAAAAGTGGTGGAGAAGTAGAAAGACCTTTACATTTTTGTTATATAGGTACTACTATGTATTTTTCTACTTTAGAAAGAGATTTAGAAGTTATAGCTGAGGGTAATGTAGTTAGTCATTTTTTATGTAATTCTTTAATAACAATGAATGATAAAGCTGCTGTTACAAAAGAAACTCCTATAGATAGAAATTATCCACTTGTAGAATTAGCAAAAGTACAACGACAAGCATTAGCTTTACCTTACAATCTTTCTTTTTCTACTTTAGATTCTTTAAATAAAAGTAGTAGTAAAGTACTATACTGTGGAGGAGCATATTATAAAGATAATAAGCTATACACTGGAGTTGGTAACTTTCTTAAAGATGGTAGTATTGTAAGTATGCATGAGAATAACTTTCAAAGTAAATTGAAATTTATAAATGGAATTTTAGTTGATATTATCAATAAACCTTCTGAAAATCCGTTAGAAACTACTGCTTTAAATATAGGATTAATAGATAAAGAGTACGATCAACTTAGTAAGGATATTTCTCACCATATGTTATACTACAATGCAGATGTAAATGCTTACTTTTTTAATCAAGATGAACTTGCTGATGGCATAATACAACCTATAGGATCAGAAACTTATTACCATTTTGATCAAGGACAATTCATAAAAATGGCATATTATTCGCCACAAGATTTTATGGACCAAATAGAAGAATTACATAAAACTATGGATTCTATACTATTTGAATTTGACAAAGAAGATTTAGACCCAGAAGGGACTGTAATATTTGAAACATTAGAAAAATATAAAGAATATGCTAACAGTAATTACGAAGAGTGGATATGAAACTTTAAAAGACAAATGTACCCTCATAGATAATGAGTGGTACATTAAAGGTAAGAGAAATAAATTAGATAGTGGAGAAGCTTATAAAGTAGGATCTTTATACTGGTATAAAAGTACTGATTGTTACTATAATAAGAAAAGGCAACTTTATTGTAGATTAACTGATGCTATTGTTAAAGGGCTAATAAAACCTAATGGAGAACTTGAGTATTTTAGAAAAGATAAGTATACTGTAAAAACTATAGATGGATTTTATATTAAAGATTATAGAGAATTTCCAAAATACTACTATAGAGCAGGAACTGATATCTTTCATGCAAGTCCAACTGCAACAGTTGAAAACTATGGAGAGTTTAATACTAGATTATATGGTGCTGATAACAATGCACAATTTGATATAGCATGGGCTAAGTATATACAAGAGTCTAAGCATTTATCAAAAGTAAATGAAGTATTTGATTATACTTACGGAGTTGAGTTTGAAACTAGTGAAGGTGCATTACATCCAAATATGATGAAAGATACTTATCTAGTACCTGTAAAAGATGGAAGTATAGGTGGTTATGAGTATATAACAGTACCTATGAGTGGAGAATTATCTTCTCTAAAAGAACAATGTTATTACTTATCTAGACAGTGTAGTGTAGATGAGAAAACTAGTACTCATATTCATATTGGAAATTTACCTAGAACAAAAGAGTTTGCAGTATCTTTCTACTTATTGATGTATAGATTTCAAAATGAAATTAACGCTATGTTTCCTCCATTTAAAAAAATGTTATCTGCATTAACTAGAAGAGGTAGAGACGCAAAAGATTACTGTAAATTACTACCTGAGTTAAATTTAGCTTATGGTAGAAATTATATATTAGAAGATGGATCTATTAATCAAGAAAGTTTAAATAAAGCTTTTACTGATATTTGGACTTTTTGGAATGATGGAGTACCTCCAACTGAAAGAAGTAATCCAGAAAATAGAACTCACTCTAAGAATGGTAATCAAAAATGGCACTATACGAATAGATATTCTATAATTAATATGAATAACTACTTTTTTACAGACAGTAGAACTATTGAATTTAGGTATCATGAAGGTACTTTAAATTACGGTAAAGTATCAAATTGGCTGTTATTGAATATAGCTTTTATTAAATTTGCTACAAATAACAGTTTAGAAATCTTAAAAAGTAATACTAAAATTACATTTAAAGATATTTTACAAGAATTAAATAACGAAGATCTTCAAAGTCACTTGTTGAAATATGTATGTGATAGAAAAACTGAGATGGCAAATTATTATTCAGCTCAGATTCCTTATTACGAGATTTTTTTAAAAGATAAAGAAGTACAATGCACATGGAAAACATTAAATTAAAGAGTAAAGCAGAAGCATCTGCTAGAGCAAAGAAGAGTAGAAGAAAAGGACATGGTTATGAAAGAATGATCGTGAATGTACTCAAGGATTTGGGTTGGACCAAAGCAAAAACAACTAGAGCATGTAGTAGATTACTAGATGATTGTTGTGTAGATATTGCACCTAATGGACCAATTACAGACAACTTAGATTTTCTAATTCAATGTAAAGCAGGGTATCTTAAACAAAGACCTAAAGCTGATGTTGAATTTAGAAAAATGCACGAGAAATTGAGCGAGTATTTTCCTTCCGACCATACAATCTTTAAGGCTCCTAGACTTTTAATGCATAAATTTGGTAATAAGCCAGAAGAACATCTTATTACTATGACATTTAAAGACTGGAAAGCCTTAATGAAAGAGGTAGTTACTGCAAAAACAACGTATGTGGAGCAAGAACAACCAGATAAAGATTCAACCAGGACAGAGATTTCAGAATAAAAGTCTTAAATACCTATACCCCAGTATACAATTAACTAACAAAAGTATTTACGCTTATATACTAAATAGGTTTACAATACTTGCAACTGGAGTTGGAGATTTAGAATTTAATGAGAAATCAATCTTAGATAATACCTTTTATATACTTGTAGATGTATTTGGACCTTACCATAAAAATAAATATGCTAGTAAGGAACATTACACTAATAAGTTTACTGCAGGATTAGCTATGATTAAACAAAAGAAAGGATTTGTAACTGATTATACTTACGATAAAAATTACCATATGATAGTGGTAGAATTACCATATGAAGATATGAAACTAAATTTTTTACAAGGTAAGTATAGTCAGTTATATCCTAATGTAGAAGATATAAACTTGCTGTTTCCAAAAATAATTAAAGAAGGTAAAATAGAAAGTAGAAACCAGGATAACCTTGTATTGCACAAAGATAATAAAGGTAGACCTGGCTTTAGAAATTTACTAAAAGCAGAATTTGGATATCCAGAAGATATAGCTGTAGACATTGAATTAGATTTACCTCCTATATTTAAAGAAGAGGTTTTTAATAATCATTTATTAATATAATATTAAAATGACAAAAGTAAAAGTAGTACTTACAGGTAAACATGGAAGACCTTCGACTAAAGAAGCGTTTAAATCATGTGATACAGGTAATCTAGTACAAAGAAGACAATTTACTAAAAGAAATGGTAAATTTGTAAAATACTATAGAGTATTTAGTCAAGAAAGTAAAGAAAACTATAAGAAAGTAAAAGACGATACTCTAGACTTTTCTGATTATGTAGTACTCAGATGGGGTTCCCAAGAGCCAATAGATACTAATGCTAGTTCTATAGTCTATAATAAGATCCCTGGATTACGGAATGCAACTGACAAAGGATTAGCTAGAGTTATAATGAATGAGTCTGAAGTTAGAGTACCTAAGAGTATCAATCCTAATAACATTAAAAAGAAACATTTACCTATTATATGCAGACCTTTTGTACATAGTAAAGGTAAAAACTTTATTATACTTAATAGTATACAAGAGTTTAATGCACATTATAATCCTGAAAAGTACTACTATGCTAGATTCATAGATAAAGAATTAGAATTTAGAACACATGTAGGGCATGGTAAAGTACTTAGACTCATGAAGAAGCAAAACCCTAACAATGGTAATATAGCTTGGAATATAGCAGCCAATAGAGGTGGTAATGTAGAAGATGATGTAGCTGGATTTGAAGTTGTAAGATGGAATGATTCAGAACCTTACTTAGATGTATTAAAGCAATCAGTACACGCTGTAGAGGCTCTAGGGCTTGATTGTGGAGGTGTAGATGTAATGTTCAAGGATGATAAAGCATATGTATTAGAAGTTAATACAGCTCCTACTTTAAATTCATGCCCTACTACTGCTAAAAGATGGGGTAGGTATTGGAATTGGTTATTTAATTCTGATAAAAGAAGACCTCATTATAACTGGAGAGAATGGACTAAAGCAAAGTCTTTCTTTTTTAAAAATGAACAGCTAGATGGATAATGTAGTAGAAAGTAATAAACGTATAGCTGAATTTATGGGATTCACTAAAGAAAAGAACATTGGATGGTACGACAATGAGATGAGGATGTCACAGATGGTCTATGATAAACAAGACGGCAACTGTTTTGACGAACTACTATTCGATGAAGATTGGAATTGGTTAATGCCTGTAGTAGAGAAAATTTGGTGTATAACAGGTCATAGATGTCTTTTTTATCAAGAAGTAACTAAAGATTTAACTTTATATGGTAACTTTCCTGGCTCCTGTACAATCATAGAAGAGGTATATTCCTTAGTAATAGAATTTATTAACTGGTATAACAAACAAGATGGCTAAAACAAAAACTAAAAAAACAGGTAGAGTAACAGAAACTTTCAATACTTTAAAAGTAGATAATATAAACCTAACTAGAGATTTATACTTAGCTGCTGGGATTATTGATAAACAACAAGGTGAGATAGAGTCTAGAAATGGACAAATTCGTAGGCTTAAGAAACGATTACAATTAGCATTAAATACAACAGATGAAATAAAAGATGAAGAAGAATAAAATTATTCTTACTGTTGGACCTCCAAGATCAGGGAAATCTACTTGGAGCCAACAGTATATCAGGGAAAACCCTAATACTGTCAGAGTAAATGCTGATAGATTAAGGGAAATGTTATTTGCTTACAATCCAGCTAGAATACGAGAATATTGGAATCATAAAAAATTAAAAGAAAATGAGCAAATAATTTGGTATTCTGTTAATAAATTAGTATCTTTGTTAAATATGAGAGGTATAGATGTTATAGTAGACAATATTAACTTAAAAAAAGCTTCTTTAGAAGAGTTTGAGACTATGGCAAGTTTCTATGGAGACTTATTCTATATCAAAGAGTTTAATACACCACTTAACACTTGTATCTCTAGAGATCAGAATTCTACTCGAATAGTAGGTAAAATTTATATTACACAAAAATATGATCAATTTCTAAAACTTAAAGAAACTGACTATTATAAAACATTAAACAAATTATGATAACAATATTTGATGAATACTTTGATGGCTTTATTCATCCTATACCAGACAGATTGCCAGATAGAGAGTTTAAAAAGGAAATTGACGGGGTCTGTACTGTAGAAAAAGCATGGGATGTAGAAAATGGAGTCATACGAACTATAGACCGAACTATAGTAGAAAATGATGTAGAAGAATTACATAGATTATTAAAACAAGCTGTTGATGCTGAAAATTACTCTGAAGCTGCAGTATATAAAGAACTAATAGATGAAAAGACAATATATAAAAAAAACTCCTAAAAGAGCTATAGATGTAGTAAATTATATTTATAATGAACGTACTTTTGGATACCACGACGAAACTACTAAGAATAATACTTTTTGGGATAAAAAATGCACATCTACAGCTTTTCATCAAGGTGGATATAGGTCTATAGATGCCCTATTTGGAATTGCTAAAGGGTATTTTCCTAGACTAACTAAAGACAATTTTGTACAAAGTATTTTAAATGAAAAAACTTACGCATTTTATGGATGTCCAAAAGTTAGAACTACTACAGTATATAGAGTATTTACAAGACCTAGTAATGTTTATACTCCTATTACAGGAGTAGACGGAACCGCATTTAGAGAACTTGAATTTATAAATAAATATTTAAAATAAACTAATAATGGGAATATTTAAAGAAAGAAAAACCTTATTACCTTATGAATATCCTCAACTACTCAAATATAAGGAAGCAATAAGGCATAGTTACTGGTTACATACTGAATTTAATCTAACTAATGATATATCTGATTATAAAACTACTCTAACACCAGTACAAAGAGAAGTTATAAAAAGAGCAATGTTAGCTATATCTCAAATAGAAGTTAACGTAAAAGCATTCTGGGGAGATCTGTATAAAAGACTCCCCGTACTTGAAATTCAAGCAACTGGAGCTACTTTTTCAGATAGTGAAGTACGACATTTTGATGCTTATAGTTTCCTAATAGAGAAACTTGGATTGCAGAGAGAATTTGAAACTGTAGTAGAAGTACCTGCTATTCAAGCTAGAATAAAGTACTTAAATAAGTATTTAGATGGTACTAGAAGTAGAGATAATAAAATGTTTACTAAGTCCGTATTATTATTTAGTTTATTTATAGAGAATGTATCTTTATTTAGTCAATTCTTAATTATAATGTCTTTCAACAAAGAGCTTAATGTACTTAGTGGAATGGATAATGTAGTTCAAGCAACTAGTAAAGAAGAAACAATACATGGACAGTTTGGATCTGAATTAATTAATATAATTAAAAAAGAAAACCCAGAATGGTTTGATTCAGAATTTGAAGAATTAATAAGATCTGCAGTTCAGAAAGCTTATAAAGCAGAATGTAAAGTACTAGATTGGATATTTGAAGAGGGGAAATTAGATTTCTTACCTGTAAAAGTAGTCCAAGAGTTTATAAAGAACAGATTTAATAATAGTTTAGAAAGTATAGGATATGATAAAGAATTTGATATAGACGAAAGCCTTTTAAAATCAACTCTATGGTTTGATGTAGAATTACAAAGTAAAAAGGAAGGAGATATATTCTATAAAAGATCAATAGATTATACTAAGAAAACAAAATCAATAACCGCAAATGACTTATTCGATGATTAATAAAGACAGAAAGCCATTCTACTGGTTAAATGAAGAGAGTAGAACTTTTTTAAGTAGAGGATACTTAAAAGAAAATGAAACAGGTGAATCCAGAATTCAAGATATGGCTGAAAATGCAGCTTCCATACTTGGATTAGGACAATCTTTTGTAACTGAATTTTATAATTACGCAAGTTTAGGATATTATTCCTTTAGTACTCCTGTATGGACTAACTTTGGTAGGAAAGATGGACTAGCTATTAGCTGCTATGGTTCTTACTGTGATGATTCTTTAGATTCTATCCTTAATATGGGTAGAGAATTAGGAATGATGTCTAAGTATGGAGGAGGTACATCTGCATATGTATCTGCAATTAGACCTAGAGGTACTCCTATTAGCACAGGAGGGCTTGCTGACGGTCCTACACACTATTCCCATATATTTGATACCATAATAGATAAATGTAAGCAGGCTGAAGCTCGTAGAGGGGCTTGTGCTATATATTTAGATATTGAACATGACGATATACTAGAATTTTTAGATATTGGAAAAGAAGGTAATGATATACAGAATTTACAACATGGTATATGTGTAGGGAATTCTTTTATGGAAAAGATGATAGCTGGAGATCAGCATTCAAGAGTAGTATGGGCTAAGTTAATAGAAAGCAGAAAAGAAGTAGGCTACCCTTATATATTTTTCAAAGATAATGTAAATGATAATAGTCCTTATAAAGAGGAAATTATACTAGCATCTAATCTTTGTTCAGAAATATGTTTACCTAGTAATATAGATGAATCATTTGTATGTTGCTTAGGTAGTATTAATTTACTACATTGGGATGAAATAAAAGATACAAATGCTATTCATTGTTATACTTTATTTTTAAATGCAGTAATGCAAGATTTTATTAATAAAGCTAAGAATTTACCAGGAATGGGTAGAGCAGTAAGATTTGCAGAGAACCATAGAGCAATTGGAATAGGAGTTTTAGGATACCATAGTTACTTACAAGAGCATTTTATAGAGTTTGAATCTATAAAAGCTAAACAATTTAACCAAGAAGTATTTAAAACCCTAAAGAAAGACTCCTATAAAGCTTCTGAGTATTGTCATACAGAATTAGGAATAAGTAATAGTTATATTGAAGGTAGAGCAAATACAACTACTATGGCTATTGCACCTACTAAGAGTTCTAGCTTTATACTTGGACAAGTATCGTTAGGTATAGAACCTATAACTTCTAATTACTTTGTAAAGGATACTGCTAAAGTAAAATCAGTATACAAAAATCCTACATTACTTAGACATTTAGAATCTATAGGTAAGAATACACCTACTATATGGAAGTCTATACTTGATAATAATGGTTCTGTACAGCATTTAGATATTCCTAATAAAGAAGTATTTAAAAGCTTTGTAGAAATTAGTCCTATGGAAATAATAACTCAAGCTGCACAAAGACAGAAGTTTATAGATCAATCCCAAAGTTTAAATTTAAGTATACATGATGATATATCTATAAAAGATATTAATCAATTGTATATTACAGCTTGGAAAGAAGGTGTAAAAACATTATATTACCAAATAGGAGAGTCTGAAGCTCAGAATTTTGCTAGAGAAATAAACTCTTGTATAGCATGTGAAAGTTAATTTATGACAGATAGAAAAGCAATTAGTCTTAGAATTAATAAGGCTAGAGATGATGAAGACATAGAGTTAGTATCTATGTTAGAAATATATTACCAATTAAAATTCAATTATATCCCTCAGATACAAAAAAGGTTCTTAGAACCAGATGCTGCAGGATTATTTACTCCACATAGGTGTAAAATAAGGAAAGAAGTTATAGTTGAAGAATATAAAAAACTAATAAAAAATGGAGAAAGTATCTAAATACGTTAAAGAAAAAACTACTAAAGGTAGATGGCATACTAATTTTTTAATAAGAGAAGAAGAAACTGACTATACAATAGGAGAAACTAATAACCCAAAAGGAGGATGTGGGTTATTTGAATTTTATAATTGGGTTAATGCAAAAAATAGGTCAGACTGGAAAGAGATACTTGAATTTATGCAAGATACTTTAGTAACTCCAGAACAAAAAGCAAATTCATATAGTACTTATGATTGCGGTGCTTATTTAATACAAGTAGGTCAAGATTATTATACAACTGAATTATGTAATGCTTTAAACGAATTAAAAGTAGAATATATAGAGTATACAAACCCAAGACATGGAGCAGGTTACCTCCAAAGGTCTTATTTTTTAAAAAAATAAATATATAAACAATGAAAATTAAGTACATTAGAAGAACAAGAGCCGTTAATATGATTAAAGAAAACGGTAGTAAACAATTTGATATTGCTTTTACAACAAAAGCAGGTAGAAATAGATTTGAAACTGTAAAACCTTATTTAAATAACTTACAAAATGAGTTAGGGAATATGAGATTTAAGACTAAAGACGGTAGAAAGATCAGTGTAAGCCCTAATAATACATTAGCATTAGCTTTCAAAGGAGAGTATTTTAAGATTAGAAACTAATGAAAAGGAAGTTTAGAAGAAGACGTTGGAGAACTATAGGTACAGTACCTACTCCAGTACATTACAATCGTTAATTAAAAATAATTATTTAATATAATTTTATGAGAAAACAATTTTATTTACTGTGTGTAGTATTAGGGGTATTTGTCCCTAATATTTACTCACAAGATAGTGATACAATTAAAACCATTGACATTATTACTGATTCAATGACTGTAGACCCAGACAACAATGCAAAATGGAGAGTAGGAGAAGCAATATATCCATCCAAACCAAAAGATGCTTGGGAACTTGGGGTTCACTTTGGTCATTTCTTTATTTCTGGGGATACCGATATGGCTATTCCAGGTGGTTATGGATTAGGTCTTCATTTGAGGAAATCAATTCATTATGCATTTTCTATTAGAGCAGATGTATTCTATGGAAAAGCATCAGGATTTGATCCTCAACCTTCTAAACATAGTTCATTAGGTGGTGGGTTAATAGAACCTACTTTTAGTAGTTATAACCCTTCATTAGGATTATCTGATGGAGAATGGTTTCCAAAATATCAAACTAGACAAGTATATGGAGCAATTCAAGGTGTTTTAAATATAGGTAATATATTATTTCATAAACACAGAAACACATGGAATTGGTACATGGTTATAGGAGCAGGGTTTGCCAATCACCAAGCAAAGTTAGATTTATTAGATGAAAATGGTAACCCATACACGAACTTGAGACAATCAATTGGATGGACCAATGATAAGTTTAATACCAAAGCTGGAAGAGCTGAGATTAAAGATGCTTTAAACGAAATTTATGATGGAGACTATGAAACTGAAGGTTTTAAAAAAAGTGGAATCTTTAGACTTGGGGACGATATAAACTTTCATGTGGTATTAACTACTTCAATGGGTATATCTAGAAAAATTTCTAAAAGATTCAACATAGGTATAGAACATCAAGTAATGTTACAGGATAATGATTATTTAGATGGTATTAAATTTAGAACTGCAGTTGATCAAACTAATAATGCAGATATAGCTCACTATACAAACATCAGATTATCTTTTAATTTGGGAGATTTTAATAAAAGAACAGAGCCATTATATTGGTTAAATCCTTTATCTTCTACTTTGAATGATATATCTGATCTTAAACAGAGACCTATTTGTGATTTTACAGATAGTGATAATGATGGCGTTATTAATATCTTAGATGAAGAACCTAATACTATAGAAGGATTTCCAGTTAGTACAAGGGGAGTTACATTGGATAGTGATGGGGATAGCTTCCCAGATGGTATTGATCATGAAATTTATTCACCTAGAGGATTTAAAGTTGATACAGTTGGAATAGCAATTGTTCCTACTTATACTACAGTAGAAGACGTAATAGCGTTAATTGAGCAGAGAACTGTACCATTAGCAGCTAAAATAGAAGACTGCTGTTGTAAATGTGAAGCAGATGTGAAAGTAGTAATACCTAAAGTTTATAAGTACAAAAGTAACAAGAACTCTGGGTATTAAATCATTAAATAATAATAATTATAGGGCAACTAGAAATAGTTGTCCTATAGTTAATTAAAAATAAAAATATGAATCAATTAGAATTTAGAGAAGTAATTGAAAATAGATTAGAATCTACTAAAGAATTATTAGTAGTTAAAGGTCTTGAATATGTTAGAAATAATAATCCTTTCCATAATTTTGACGAAGGTGCTCAAGAAATGGAAGAAAACCCTACTAGGATTCTAGATGGGTTTATGTTAAAGCACAGAATAAGTTATAGAGATATACTTAATGATATAGATGCTGGTAAACCAGTTTCTATTGCTAAAGTTGAAGAGAAAATTGGAGATTTAATTGTATACCTTTGCATTCAAGAAGCACTTATAAAGAGAGAATTATCATGAGTAAAATAATATTTGAAGGGTCAGAAAAACAAATAGAGTTATTAAAGTCAGAATTTGATATGTTAACCATTGAACATGGAAAAGATAAATTACCAAAGCATAAAGAAAATTATTACCAATTAGAAAACCTTTGGTGTATAGATGACGTACAAGAACGCTATGAATGTACAAAACCAGAAGCATTAGATATACTAGAAATGTCATTACAAAATGGATCTGTAATGGGTCATATCTGGAATGCAATTGACTATTATGCAGATGCAGAGAATTTAAAAGAAAAACCATGATAGAAATAAACACAAAGGATAATGAGTAACACATACTCAGATTCAAATGATAAAAGATGGAAGAAATCCCAGATAGATATAAAAATCAAAAAAAGTAAAAGAGATAAATGGGAATCTATGGAGTACCCCTACTGCGAAACATGCGGTAGGAATGCTTCAAATACTAGATTGGATTGTAGCCACCTAGTCTCAGTAAAAGAGGCTCAGGAGTCCTCTATGAGTGAATTAGCATGGGATTTAGATAACATGTTAATAGAATGCAGAACTTGTCATAATAAAACAGAAGTTCAAAGCAAATTAACAAGAATGAAAAGATATAAACAAAACAAATTATGAGTGAAGAAATAATATTAAATCCAGATTTAGTGAGTAATATACAAGTAGAAGCAGATACTTCTCAATACCCTGAATTTGAAGATGCATATATATCAAGTGCAGATTATGATGGTGTAGCTATGACAGATGAGCAATTAGAAATACTAAATGATATGGATTATGATTATAGTGTATTTGAAGCATTAATGGATAAACATTCAGGATTATGAAAAAAAGAATTAAAGAATTAGAACAAAAGATACAAGAGGAAATTTGGAGAATACAAATGATTGATTACCCAACACCCGACACAAATAATGAATTACATAAAATGCAGAAAGAACTTAAAGAGTTGAAAGGTAAGTAATTTTTATTATTTATACACGTTGTTGTAAAATCGTTTTAATGTTTTACAACGAAAAAGCTAAACACCGTCTGAGGCGGTATAAATAACGAGAATATGACTTTTAAAGAATACATGACTGAGGTAAACGGCATAATGCTACATACTGACAGATCAATCTACACAGGCAAACAACTGGAAAAGATTACAGAAGACTACCATCAATACAAACTAGCCTCAGATGGGGATTTAGCGAGTGTTAGCGGTAGTGCTTCTGATTTCTACACCGACTTAATGAAATTAATAAATGCCCATTGCAAGAAGGGACTCAGTAAACCTGACTTGGTTAAAAAAATGGAATGGGTAACGGGTAGCTGCAAAATGAGTTAGCAACGCATTACCGCTAACGCTGATAATATGTGGCGTAGGCGTAGCCTATGAACATCATATCTATTGTTATCTACTGTCTATTTTTTTGAGTTGCGGAGCTTTGAAATGTTAAAGTTTAGTTAATACTAAGTTTATTTGTCGAAACAATTTGATTATGTGTAGTATATACTATATATTTGAATCATGGTTATAAAGATAATCATATCGGCAATATTGCCAAGTTACTTTTTAATTCTTTTATTATGGCTTATTCTTTCTCTTCTTCAGTTTCTTCTCTTCTTGATTCTATGGATTCTCACATGGAGATTCTTAATGACATTGTTTATGTGTTAGACAATGGTCACATTGGTAATGCTAAAGAAGAGCTATTAGCTTTTCATTATGCAACGTGCATTCTTTCTGGTGATTGTGAAACCAAAAAGGATTTGGATTTATTTGGTAGAATGTTCTACAAGAACTTCTCTAAGTTGAGTTCACCATGTAGCCCGTTGGTAGATGCTGAGAGACGCATTTATGCTTTGGGTGCAAATCCAAGTGCAGACGATCCAAGTATCAATATGTCTATTGATATTGATGATGTCAAAGCATTATTCATCGCTGTACGTCACGCATACAAGGGTTGGAGTTTTGAAAAGTTTGCAGCTCAATGCAAGAAAGACTATTTGTCTTTCAAGAACCCAAAGGGATTGACTTATAGTCAGTGGGTGAATGGTCAAACAATCGCTTTAACTTCATGTGCTATATGATGGCAATAAGGAAAATCAAAAAAGAACTTGGCATAACCAATAAGGATATAGCCAAGTTCTTTGGTTATAAGACTAAAGAGTCTTACTTCCATGCTACAAGACGTAAAAACATAGAGCAAGGAATAGTATCTCTATATGAACTAATTAAGGATAGTGGGCAAAAAATAGATTGCAGATAACGAACAAGTGTATTGTGATGGAAATTTATTTTTCATAAATTTATAGCATCAAACACCATGTTATGATTACGCTAATGTACGCAGTCTTTTTTACTAATTAGAAAACAAAAACACATGAATAAATTATTTGATGATAAAGACTTTTGGGATGAGGAATGGCAAGATATGCCCTCATTTTCAATGAAACCTGAAATACCATTACACACTATTAAACTTCATTTCAAAACTAAAAATGATATGATTGCATTTAGTGAGTTGATAAATCAAGATGTAAAAAAATCTAAGGAAAATTACTGGTTTCCAAAATTAAACCGTTCTGCATTTTCTGAAAAAAAATACTACAATAAAGATGAATCCGAAATATAATATTTACATAATAAGCAAAGGTAGATGGGAAAGTAGATTAGGAGACGCATTTTATGTAAGAAAAACTAAAAAACTATGATTAAAATAATATTATTTATTCTTGAATTTGCATTTGTTGTGCCGCTGTGTCTATTTCTCACACTCATGTCTATGATATTTGCTGATAAAGTATATATACATATAGCTGGCCACATACTGAATTATATAACAGATGACAGAGAAGAAAAAAATAAATTTAGAGAACGTATCTTATTAGAAAAAATACCTTAAAATGAAGAAGTC